ACTTACTATTGCAGAATCAATGGTAGCACGATTACAATCGGAGTGGCGGAAGCGGAAAAGGTCAATCGGAGGAAGAGGATCATTAAGTAGTAAACTTAAAAAAAGTTGAAGTATGGAGGAAATTATAAAACTCGGAAGAACCGATACAATGACATCTCTCGAAATTGCAGAGATTACAGGAAAGCTTCATAAGCATATCATGGAAGCCATTAGAAAAATGGAGGTTGCTTGGGAGAAAATCAACGGGTCGAGATTTAGGCTGGTTGAATATACTGACCAGAAAGGCGAGAAAAGACCTTGCTATCAGTTGACAAAAACAGAATGTCTCTATATTGCGACAAAGTTCAATGACGAGGCGAGAGCAAAGCTTGTTCTTCGTTGGGAAGAGTTAGAGAAGAAGGAGCAGTATCAAGTTCCTCAGTCTTTCGCCGAAGCTCTTATGCTTGCAGCAAAGCAGCAGGAGAAGATAGAACAACAGCAGCTTGCTCTTGAATCAAAGAACGAAGAGATTGTACAGCTCTCGGCTACAATCACCGAGATGCAGCCAAAGGTTAGTTATGTTGATACAATCCTTTCGAGCAAGGAGACCGTTACAACGACACAGATTGCTCAAGACTACGGTCAATCAGCAAAGGCGTTCAATATCTTGCTGAGAAACTTCGGCGTTCAACGTAAAGTTGGTGGCCAGTGGATTCTCTACGCAAAGTATCTCCCTTGTGGTTACGTTCAGTCAGAAACAGTTTCTATCACTCATCGTGATGGTAGTGCAGGTTCTGTAATGCACACAAAGTGGACTCAGAAAGGAAGACTATTCTTGTATGATGAGTTAAAGAAACATGATATCCTTCCATTAATTGAGAAATAGCCTATGCCTCGTAAGAAAGTATCAGTAGAGCCTGTCGAAAAGATATGGCTCTCCACAAAAGAGTTCGCCAAGTATATTGGCATGAGCACTGGTTACATACACGACTTGAGAAAGAGCGGTCAGATACATCACTACATGTTAGGAAACACCGCATTCTTCAAGAAGTCTGATGTAGATGAGCTCATTGAAGGACATAAGGTATGCTGATGCCCTTCAAGTTGGTTGAGAAGAATAGAATCATATATATTTATTTTCGATATTATTTCCTAAAGGCTCGTGAGAGCGTAATTTGAACTTATAATCATATTATAATGAATCTACAGCGGTAGATATGGGGTGTTTTTAGATATTTTCACCCCAACTGGCTGAGTAGCTCAGTAGAATAGAGCATCTGGGTCCTAACCAGAGGGTCGTGAGTTTGAGCCTCACCTCAGTCACGCTCTTTTTAGTTCCTTTTGGTAGATTCTCTCTGAAGGCGCAAAGGTAAGTCCACATACCTTGTAAAGTAGGTCGTCCGGGCATCGACAATCTTGCGTCAGATGAGAGCTCGACAAATAGGAAAGAAGAATAGATCTTTGACATATTGATGCACAGAAAAGTATGCGTGGAAAAGAAGTAGCCGGAGAGCACCGTTGGGCGCCGTGACCCGGTGAAAGGACGCACGACATACGGAAATCCAGTTAGTTCTGCATCAAGTAGGCAGACGAACTGCACCGGAACGAAGAATTGTCGGTGCAAGCACTATCGAAAACGTTGCAGTCTGGTGAGCAGGGAAAGCTCTGAAAATCCAAATGAAGCGAGAATCGCACAATTTTGTATAAAGACAAAGAGGAGACTGGTGTAATTGGAAGCACAGCGACAACTAGATGATACCGTTCTTATCGTCGTGAGATGGGGGTTCGAGTCCTCCGTCTCCTCCAAAAAGTTTTAAGTTTATTCAACAATTTAAATGCAGCTCGTCTGTGAAGATAGGCTGCAACTACGGGGAGATAGCTCAACGACAGAGCGACGGCATGAAGCTAGAGTACAGACGTTTGACTCGTCACTCTCCGACGACTAGTATAATTCAATTGTATTTTTATAGCGTTAAGCGTTAATTGTTAATTGTTAGTAAGCAATATCCCTGGCGAGGGAAACATTTAAAGGGTTAATATTACTATCGGCATCTGGTCCGCGAGGATCGGGTGCTTTTAAAAAGGTGTTTCATATATCTACTTAATATAATGTTAATGGAGAGTAGCTCAGTAGCAGAGCGCCAGGGGAAAGCCCTTGGAGGTCGATGGTGCGAATCCGTCCTCTCTTCCTAAAAAGCTCTTTTCATTTTTCCGTAAAGTATATTTAAATTGGTTAACTGGCAGCCCAGTAGCTCAACTGCATAGAGCCGTGGTCCATCCGCGAGGTTGGGAGTTGGAGTCTCCCCTGGGCACAAGAAAGTAGGTAAATTTTTATAAGTCTTTTGATTTTCTATTAGGTAGAAATGTTTTGTGTTCATATCACTCTTGCTTGGGAAAGTAGGAGTGCATAAGCTGCATTAGCTCAGTTGGTCAGAGCAGTAGTCTTTCATTAGGCTAGTCGCAGGTTCGAGTCCTGCATGCAGCACGAGTGTATTTGCCATGCATGTGATTTAAATTTTTAGTGGAACAAAGGGAGCGAGGTTGTTAAGTCATCCTCCTCCCGATTCTTCGTGTAGGCTGTTTTTAATAATGTATTCATATACCACGTGAACCACCTCTCCTGCCTTGCGTGGTAGGCTAACCGGAGAGGTCTCTATAGATGAAGGTAATAAAGACTATAAGAATCCGCAGGGAGAATATAGATGGTATCCGCAAGCTCGAATGCGTAGAGAATGTTGTCGAGAAGGATGGGGATATCAAAGTCACCCTCAAGCCGGAGCATACTGATGGTAGGTTAGAAGCCGTCAAGGACGAATACCTAGTGAAGTGGAAAAACGGTAAATGGCAGCGCTTCGGCGATACGGCAATCAACAATCTCTACAAGAATCCAGGGAAGGAGGCTGGTTCAACATGGGAGGACGAGTAGGTTCGAAGAAGTATTACGCTCCTGACGGGAACATATACGATTCCAGAGAAGAGTATCTGTACTTGCAGACCATCCTTGATGATCCTAATATAAGCTGTATTCATAGGCAAGTGACCATCACGGCAATCAAGCCTGTATGGATGCTGAGACCAAAGCAGCTTAAGACAAAGGTCAAGTATGAGAGAAGGTCACTGCTTTACGGCCACAACTATACTGCCGACTTCGTTTACCGGGAAGGCGATAAGATTGTGATATGCGATGTCAAGAGTCTCTATACATCGAGGCTCAGAGAGTTCTCGATAACCGCGAAGGCTGTGATGGCCAGGATTATCGCCCACAACAGGAAACGTCATAACGGCGAGTCTGTTGTGATATTCCGTAAGGCTATCAAGATAAATAAGAATGAGTGGAAAATCGTTGATTATCCACCGTCCGACTGCTATATTATATAATAAGGTGTAAAATCTAAAAAATATGGTTATCATTTTCAATAGTCTCATAGCCACAGTAGCTATGTTCGCTGCATGCGCATTCGTCGCACATTTCCTTGGTTGGGATAAAGAAGATTAGTGGTTAATTCTAAATATTTTTAATTATGAAGAAAGACAAGATTAAGTTGACTTTTGAAGTTGACCGCTTCAAGGTTATTCAGATGCTCGCAAAGAACTGCGAGTCCGCAGAAGAGTACAACGAGATGATGAAAATCATCGAAAGTACTGATGAGGTCGTTCGTGAGGATACTTCGCTTGAAAAGACTCATTGTTTACTGATTCTCGATAGATTGTTGCACAACAATCCTAATGCACTACTTGGCGTTCGCCTTAAGAAAAAGGAGGCTGAGATGGAAGCTCCTGGCGAGAATGAAGAGGAAGCCGAAGAGGTCGCCGGCGCAATCGAGATTACTGGCGAAGAGGCAAAGAGCTTCATTGATTACATCAAGAAGTTGGTTGCAAAAAAGAAGGAGGGCGAGTAATGGGCGCAGTATCAAAGTACAGCAACTTATATGATGTCAAGAAGAACATCATCTGCCACGCTCCTGTCACTTCTTCACATTTCGAAAGACTTCTGAAGAAGGATAACGTGCTTCCTGTAATGAATGGCGTAACAACACCAAAGTTGTTCGGAATCCACGCAGTCAAGAAATTCAAGCGTGGACGCTGGCGCCGAGTATTAACACATTAATTCATATAACAATGGCAAAAGAAAAAGCAACTATTGCAGCAACCCTCGGCCACGAGTACGAGGACCTGGAGGAGCGTGAGGATTTCCTCGCCAACAACGCGGACTCTGTTGAGAAAATGGAGTTCATCAAGCGATTTAACTCTGATGAGCTGATGAAGAAGAAGGACCTGTTCGCCCTTCAGTCTGCACGTGCATCTGACATCGAGGAGGAAATCAAGGATTTCCGTGAGCAGAAAAAGGCAGAGCTGAAGCCTATCAAGGAAGAGATTTCTTCTCTCCTTAAGGAAATCAAACAGAAGGGTAGCATGGTTAACGAGAAGGTTTACAAGTTCGTTGACCGTGAAGCAAAGATGACAGCCTTCTATGACAAGGAGGGCAATCTTGTTTCTTCCCGTCCGGCAACACGTGACGAACTCCCTAAGAATATGTATTCAATCCTCCGTGACAAGCAGGCTATGTAGCCTGCTTTCACATAGTTTCTAAATTCTAAAATATTTTGTAAAATGGACAATGAAAAATTGCAGATAAACCTCGCTCCTGGACAGGAGCATGCGGAGCTTGTTATCCGTGAGGTAGGTAACGAGAACCCTTATAAGCTTCCTGCAAAGGAGCCTCTTAATCTTCAGGTAGATGGTGTTATTACCTGTATCTATGCCTTCCTTGAGAAGCGTTGGGGTACAGAGCAGATTGACAAAGAGCATACGCATATTCTTGTTGATCGAGAGAAGCTCGTTGTTACTCTTGTTACAAACGAGAATGATGAGCGAACTACACAGACAATCATCGGCTCTATTCATCTGTCTCGTCAGTTTACTGGATTCCATATCAATGATGGTCAGTTGTGGAAACCGGTACAGCTTGGTGACTTCTTCCGACTCAACCGTTCTTTCTTCGAGACGAAGGAGAAGAACATGGAACTCGTCAATCTCCTCAAGAGCTTCTCGGCGAAGGTTCAGACAACAATCAAGAAGGAATGCAGTGACAATGGTTCCGTGACTGACAACTATGAGAAGGCTGTAGACTCTAACCTTCCTCCATCGTTTACTATCAATATTCCTATTTTCAAGGGCGCCGAGCCAGAGAAGCTCTCTATCGAGACTATCGCTCACGTTGAAGGCAATATGGCATTGCTGACGCTTATCTCTGCTGATGCAGAATGTATCATCGAGGAGTCTCGTGACAGAATCATCAATGCGGAGCTCGACAAGATTCGTAAGCTCTGCCCTGAGATTCCTATTATGGAAGTATAATGAGTAGAATTAACAAAATCATCGCATCTATGCCGCCGGGTGAAGCTGCTGCCGTGATCCATCTGAGAGAGGTTCACGCCTGTCTGATGGATCTCGACACAAATCGTGCTAGAACTCTGGCGGCTAGAGCTGTCTATCTCGACTATCTTGAAGGCGAGGGAAGAAAGCTCGGTAATATTCCGCGGCACTATGAAAGAGTCACCTCTAAAGGTGAAAAGGTGACCGTGGAAACTTACTTCAGTTACATCAATAGAGTACATTAATTTTTAATTCTATACAAATGGATATAGAGCAGTTAAACAAAACGCCTCATAATCAGATTTGCGATTTGGCAAGAGACAGATTCATCGAGGTGTACAATCAGAAGTTCGGAGAGGGTGGAGACGTATTCTTTGAAGAGCAGAAGGCGTTCTTCAACGAAGAACTTCTCAATGGTCCGTTCAAAGGCTATCTTGAAAAGGCTCCGTCATTGAATATTCACGATGCCTTCATGAACTTGGCAATTAACGGATTGTCTCTCGAAAAGGGAACTACGACACTCTGCTACCTCATGGGCTACAGTAACTACGACAAGAATACCAGACAAACGAATTATACGGCCAAGATCACATATACTGGATATGGCGAGATTCTTCTTCGCCAGCGAGCCGGTCAGATTGTTCGTTGTGACAATCCTGTCGTAGTTTACAATTGTGACGATTTTCGTTTCGGTGAACGAGACGGTCATAAGTACGTTGATTACGCAAAGACTTATCCTCGACCTGAAAATTCATACATCGTTGCTTGTTACGTGAAGATTATTCTTCCGAACAATGCCTACGATTATTTCGTTCTTGACCGCGAAGGTATCGACCGTCTCCGTACGTACTCGGAGAAGTTCGGAGGTAAAGACCACAAAGCCAACGCTCTTTACGGCGGAAGCTATGTCGGCAGCGATGGAAGAACGTACTTCAAGGATATTGATACAGGCTTCCTTATCTCGAAGACATGCAAGCATGCGTTCAAGGGCTATCCTAAGCTGAAGGTTGGTCTGGGCGCTCTTTTGCAGGCCGATATCGACATGCAGACTCAGCAGAAACCGACTCAGGAAGCCTTTGGCGCCGGAGATACCGCACCGGAAGACAAAGGCGTCAAGGTAAAGGTTGACAGTGATTCACCATTTTAAAATTGTTATATATGGCAGAAAATACAGAATTGCAGTTGGTACAACAACAAGCCAACAATATTACAAGACAGATTGCAACGCTAAAATCTGATACGGAAAATGCGGTGCAAGCCAACAGGAAATCTTATGAGGCATGCGTGAATGCAGGTGAGTCTCTGTTGTTTGATATTGGCGTTTCCGGAATGAACGATGCTCTTGACGAGAGAGCCGCTGAGTTTATCAAGAAAGCTAAACTGACAGAGAAAGCAATGACGGAGAAACGTAAGGGTGTTACCCAAGTGTTCGATATTGTCCGAAAGGGTTTCACTATGATGGAGAACCTTATCTCGGTCAAGAATACGGACTCCGTTGTCTATAAGATTCAGGAGAAGCGCAACGAGTATGCGGCATACAAGCTTGAACAGCAGCGTAAGGCTGAGCAGGAACGCCTACGTCAAGAGCGTATCAAGGAGGCCAAGATTAAGTTGAAGACTGATACGATTGATATCTTGAACAATCTCCTTACAGAGCATTCTTCTGCTGCTATCAACTCACTTAATAATACGTTCTCTCTTCTCACCCTTGATAACAAGGATGAAGTTAAGAAACGTATTACAGAGTGTTCTGATGTTCTTGACCTCGGACATCTTTTCGTTAATAACAAGCCTTCATACTCTTCCGAAATTGATGAGAATGATGCCAAGGATATTATGAATGGAGCCTACAAGGAGGTTTCCGCTTCTCTTCTTGCATCTTATAAGCAGACCGTAAATGCTACGCGTGATGAGCTTCTTATGAAGTTTGATTCTAAGATTGCTGAACTTCTTGAAATCAAGAAGGCTGAGGAAGAGCGCAAGCGTAAGGAAGAGGAAGCCCGAAAGGCTGAAGTGGAGCGTAAGCGCAAAGAGGAGGAAGCACGTAAGGCTGCTGAGGAAGAGCGCAAGAAGCAGGAGGAGATTCAGCGTATCAAGGACGAGGAGGAGCGCAAGCGCAAGGAGGCAGAGCGGAAAGCTGCCGAGGCTGAACGCAAGGCAAAGGAAGCCGAACTGAAGGCTGCTGAGGAAGAGTGCAAACGTAAGGAAGCAGAAGCTGCCGCTGCTGAGGCTGAACGCAAGGCCAAGGAAGAGGCTATCCGTAAGGCTGATGAAGCCGCCAAGGAAGAGCAGCAGAGAAAGCTTGCTGCTGAGCAGGAGAAGCGTGATGCAGAGAATGCAGCCCAGCACGCTACTGCACAGGCTCAGTCGCTCTTTGCCCAGACTTCCGTTGGAGAAACCGGTAAGCAGAAGATCAAGGTAACAAAACGCCTTGTTGTTACCGACAAGAATGCCTGGCTCGACATCATCCAGCAGTGGTGGACGATTGAAGGCTCCAAGATGTCTCCAGACAAGCTTGCTTCCAGATTGGAGTTCATGCGCAAGGCGTGTGAGAAACACGCAAACAGCGAAGAAGAGTATATCGTTTCTCCTTATATTAAATATGAGGATGAGGTAACGGCTAAGTAATATGGCGGAACAACCTTTTGACCCTTATTATTCTCGTGGTGAGGTCTCCAATTCGGACCTCACTGCGTTGAAGTTTGCCCTGAACCCGCAGCTCAACTTCGTAAAGGAAGAGGACAAGAGAAAGGCTTTCCATCTCGGAACTCTCGTTGACGCTCTCGTTACAGAACCAGAAAAGTGCAATCATTACGCCATGACGGTTGATGACGAGAAATATACGGAGAAGGATTGGAAATGGGGTCTAGACCGGCTTGCTGTTCTGAAGAAACAGGCAACGAAGGATAGGTTCCTTGATTTCGTCCTGAAGAATGCGGTCGGTCAGAAAACATTCATCAATCCGCACATGAAGATGGAATACCAGGGCTTCGAGTTCGAGCTTCCGGTACGCTGCAAGTTCGACTGGTGGCTCGGCGAGTTTGGCGGTGATTTGAAGACCACCGCAGCTACGTCACAGGAGCAATTTGAGGCTCAGATCGATTTCGTTGATTGGGATAGAAGCCGAGCGTGGTACATGGACCTTACGCATAGCATCGACCCCAGATACGGGAATCAAGACTTTATCTTTGCGGTTTCCAAGACCAAGAAGAAAGTATTCTATAAGAAGATTGAACGTGGTGACGAGTTGTATTTGCGTGGTAGGGAGAAGGCTCTTGAATGGGCTTTCAGAATGTGGTGTTTATTATAATTTATTATTATGTCAGATAAACCAAAATTATACGATTATCAAGAAGAAGGTGTACGCATGGAACTCGCTATGAAGCGTTGCATCAATGGCGATGACATGGGAACCGGCAAGACGGTTCAGTCTATCGTCGCTATTGAGCGTGCAAAGGCAACCCCCTGTCTTGTTGTTTGCCCTGCTGCACTTAAGGTTAATTGGGAACGAGAGATAAAGAAGTTTACGAACCTCCGGCCTCTCATTCTTACCGATTCCGTCAATGCGACATACGGATATCATCTTACTAAGATGAACCTGTATGATGTAGTGATATGCAATTACGAGTCGCTTGCAAAATACTTCGTCGTAAGCCTCGGTCCGAAACCGTTACGGCTGAAAAACTTCCTGTTTCGTGATGAACTGAAGATTATCAAGTCTGTGATTATCGACGAATCTGCAAGAGTCAAGGATCCATCAACAAGGCAGTCTAAAATTATCATGGGATTGTGCCAGGGTAAGGAGTATATCTATGAGCTTACAGGTACGCCCGTTGTCAATCACGCAACAGACCTGGCCTGTCAGCTTGCTATCCTCGGTCGTCTGAACGACGAGTTCGGAGGGTTTGGCGAGTTTTGTAACAGGTACGGTGAGAACGAGAATCTTGAAGAGCTTAACCGGAAGATACACGAAACGTGCTACTTCCGCAGAGAAAAGAAAGATGTTCTCAAGGATTTGCCGGATCTGACCAGAACGACCATCAGCGTTGTTCTCGACCCGGAAACTCAGGAAGAGTACGATACATGCCAGAAAGACCTGCTTACATTCCTTCTTGAGTATAAAAGCTGCTCCGAAGAAGAGGCTAGGAAAAAGCTTAGAATGAAGGCTCTTGTCAGGTTTATGAACCTTCGCTCGATATCCGGGCGAGGGAAGATGAAGGCGACGATAGAGTTTCTTCATGATACCGAAGAGCAGATAATCGTGTTTGCCGAGCATCGTGATGTCGTTAGCGCAATCAAGAAGGAGTTCCCGGATGAGGTTTGCACCGTAACCGGTTCCGATAGTCAGCAGCAGAAGCAGTGGGCTATTGATTCTTTTCAGGCCAGGAAAAAGAGAATCATCATCTGTTCCATCAAGGCAGCCGGCGTAGGCCTTACGCTTACGGCTTCTTCCAATGTGGTGTTCGTCGAGCTCCCATGGACGATGGCTGACTTATCGCAGTGCGAATGCCGTGCCTATCGTAACGGTCAGAAGAATGCGGTTACATCGTGGATTCTCATGGGTGCAAATACCATCGACGGCTATCTTTATAGCTTGATTATGCAGAAAGGATCAATAGCATCGAAGGTTACGGGCGAACAGGACTCCGCTATCAAGGATGCAGCTTATTTTGACGAGCTGGCCGATTTGGTTTTACAAAATTCTTTAAATAAAAAATAATGGAAATTCAAGGAAAAGTTATTGCCGTTTTGCCTGAAAGAAGCGGCGTTTCTGCAAGAGGTGAGTGGAAGTCTCAGACTTATGTAATAGAAACACAAGAGCAATATCCTAAGAAGATGGCTTTTGATGTTTTTGGAGCGGATAGAATTGCTAGTTTTGGTATTCAGCTCGGTGAGGTTATTAACGTTAGCTTTGATATTGATGCACATGAATATCAGGGCAGATATTTTAATCAGATTCGTGCTTGGAACGTTGTTCATCAAGCGCAGCAAGCTCCTGTACAAGGTGGCCAGTCTAGCGCACAAGCAGCACAACAAGCTATGGCAAGTTCTGCTAATGCTGCTGGCGTGGCAAACCCGACGAATCAGCAAAATCTGTTTCCACCTGAACAGCAGTCAGCACAGCAGCAAGCACAGCAACGAGGGGACTCTGATGACCTTCCCTTCTAGTGTAGAATTAATCAAACGAGCATTCAACGCTTATGTGGTTCAACCTGAAAAATGCGTTTGAACTTGAAACGTTTAGGACAAAAGTAGCCGAGTTGGAGAACAAAGGCGCGATGGTAGAGCTGAAAGAAAAACGTGGACGTTCTTTGAAGCAGAATGCCTATCTTCATTTGCTCCTATCTGCATTCGGTCTCCAATACGGCTACACTCTAGACGAAGTTAAGACGCATTTCTATAAGCTGGTAGTGAACAAAGATATATTCCTCAGAGAAGGGATTGATAAATTCACAGGAGAATGCTATAAGTATCTCCGTTCTTCTGCTGAACTTACGAAAGACGAAATGAGTAAATCAATTTCTGATTTCAAATTGTGGGCAAAAGAGGAAGCTGGATTTGATTTTCCTAATTCTGATGAATATATCGCACTACTTCATATTCAACATGATATAGAAAGACAACAAAATTACATACAATAGCTTATGATGTTACCAACTAATATACGTCAGAAGTCAGGCGAGCTATTCCCGAATGACTTGGAAAAGCAGAAAATCTTTTGCATGGGCGCTGCGTTCTCGTTAGGCAAAGATTTATCCGACTTTGAGGAAGAAGAGCAGCAGGAGGAGATTTACCCTTGCAAAGAAGCTCTTGATATGTGGCTTGCATACAAGAGAGAGAAACGGCAGACTTACAAGCCACGTGGTCTTGCGGCTCTTAAAAAGAAACTTCTACAGTTGTCAAATGGAAATCCTGAATACGCAAAGGTTATCGTTGAGTATTCTATGGGCAACAACTACACTGGGTTGTTCGCTCCTAAAAACAATGGTGTAAACAGTTATGAACAACAGCAACGAACTTTCAACAAGATCAACTCAATCCTTGCCGGATGAGTACAAAAAGGCAATCGAGGAATTTGGCGCGCAATACGCTTTGTTCTTGAATAAATACCCGACTCTTCAAAAGAGAATCAGCAGCGTTCCTACGGTGTATGACTCTGTAAAGAACGGCGGACTTTCGTTTGTGGAAATCGATAAGTATTTCAAGGATGGGGCAAGCGAATGGTGGATCAAAACGATGGTCATAGACTTATTTATGGTCCTTGGTGCGTTCGATGCCACTACTCCTTACCAGTTTAAGGCGATTGCTCAGAGAATCAGGCAGGAGTACTACCATGTTACACCTAGTGAGCTCACAAGGTTCTTCTATGAGTTCTCGATGGGCGAGTATGGAGAAATCTATGTCGGTAAGACTGTGAATCCTCAGCGACTTTTTATAGCTCTCGACAAGTATATGTGCAAGGTATACGAAAAGAGAGCCGAGATTGAGAGTCAAAAGAATGTATTACGTCAGAAGAAAGCGGACGAAGAAGCTAGGAGAAACGCCGTATCTTATGAAGAGTACTGCCGACTGAAAAGTATTGATATTAAGAAATCTCCTCTTGAGGTTTTAAACAGAAAACTTGAAAAAGAATCAAAACGAGACAAAGATGGCAGACGTAAGTAAAATGGCAGAGGATTGGCTTAACGAGCATCCTGATGCGACAAAGAAAGAAATATGGATGGCTGGTTATTGGAAATCTACCGATAACTGGTGCAACCGAACCAAATGAATTTTAGAATTATGACACAGAAAGAACGTATTGAGAACGCTACCACAAAACAGGCGGTAGTGTTTATTGGTGTTTATTCTTGGGTTATCCTAAGAAATATAGGAAGAGCAATCAACAAGGCAGTTCACAAGCTGCCCTGGTTGTTCATCGTGATAACGGTAGTAATATCATTCATTGTTAGTTTCGTCTTCATCTCTAAGGCGAGAGCAGAACGAGACAGCTACAATCAGAAACTGGTACACGCAACGCAGCAGCTTGATAGCTTCTATGCTGCATACGGAAACATAAAATCAAAGTAATTATGAAGAGATACAAACATACAATAGTAATTATCCTGCTCGTTATTGCAGCTTTCGTCGCAGGTTACGGATTCATCTGCTTTATGATTGAACACGTTTTCCTTTCGCTCCTGATGGTCTTCTGCATCAGTTGTGCATTGGCAGTAGAGAGGGAGGTGTAGCATGCAGACAGGATGGAATCCAAACTTCTCCAGACCGGTGTTGGCTAGAATTCCGGTCAAAGTACCAACCGAAGAGCAGGTGAATCGCTTCTATATGCTCTTCTATTCTATGGTCGGCGGTTTTGCCTCAATCGTTCAGACGCAAATTACTGATACATACAACCTCATTAAGGAGAACAAGAAAATCTTCCGCTTCGAGGCAAAGAAGAGAATCTCGGAAGCAAAGGAGTGCTCAGACGAACTCATCGATGCCTTCATGCACTATATGAAGGAATGCGGAATGTCCCAACTCTGGATGGATATGACTGATAACATTGAGGATGACTTGAAGCTGGACGTACAGAAATGTTTCTATGCCATCGATAATCAGTTCCTCAAGCATCACGTCAAAGAGCATAAGATGTACACAATGCTCCTGATGTCGGAACTGATGAGCAGTATGCTTGTAAGCTCAGTAGAACGCTTTTCCGAGATGATGGATAAGTACAACGGTATCCACGCCGTCAACATCGCAGAACGCTTCACGAATCCTATCCGGGGAGTTTATGCTCGTATGCGCAATGCTATGGAGATTCTCTATCCGGTCAAGGTCGATTATGAGGTATTCTCTGAGTGTCCAGACAAGTTCAACCTCGGCTTCGAGATTATCGGACAGAAGGTACTCGACTGGAAACGAGCCGAGAACGCCCTAGCAAATGCCTGTATCCTAAACGGATTCAACCTTAATGCCGATGGTGAGTTCCTGGAGAATGAGCAGGATAACACCGGCACTCCTTGGAATGAGACTCAGACGAGAGCTCTATCCATCGCTTACCCGAACACTTCAAACAAGAATATTGCCAGGATCCTCGGCAGAAGCGTTTACGAGGTTACAAAGCAAGCTAAGAAACTCGGATTGAAGAAATCTGAGGAATACCTTAGAGAAACTAGAATAGCTAACTTAAAATGCAAGAAAAATGGAAAATAAATATAACGAGGAGGTGTAACTATGGAAGATTTACCTATAGGCTCAGAAATCGTCTTGAAGGTGGTTGAAAGTGAGACAGAAGAATGTAATGGTTGCTTCTTTGACGAGATAAGCAGCAATATTTATGAAAATATCTGTAAAGATATTTGTTGTGCCGCAATCGACAGAAAAGACGGAAAGAATGTTCAATTTAAAAGAGTGAAGTGATATGGAGACAAAAATTAATATAGCGGCTATTTTAAAGGATAAACCGCAAGGAACTAAGTTGTATGACTGGTTGCATAATATAGATGTAGAGTTAGATACTATCAGTACTACAGATACAGAAACAGTAGTCTGGTGTACGAATGAGACTAATAATAATACTACTTGCCATCGTGGTTATTCCGAATTTGGTACAGAAAGAGGTTATCCTGATGGTTTACAGATTCTCTTTCCTTCTAAGGAAATGCGTGATTGAGAGAAGTTCTCTTGGAAGAAGGGCGATGTACTGATGGCTGGTATAGATAACATCTGCATCTTCGATAAGTGGAATAATGACGAATACACAGAGTTTGATGCAGCGTTTGTAACTCCTGATTATAGGAGTGATGTCCTCAAAACAAAGTACTGGCACAAGGTGATAGGCGTAAATGTCATCAGGCGATATATCTCCAAAATCGAGAGAAATAATGGAGGTAAGTTAAACCTCACCACATTGGAGATTGAAAAAGCTCAGCCTGAGTTCAAGGATGGAGATATACTATGTGTAATTGAAAGTAGATATTGGGATACATATCCCGATGGAGTTATTGCAACTTGTGATACAGAGGAAGAGGCAGAAAAGATATGTAATAAATATCGTAGAAACCGCAAACCTATGTATGACTATTTAGTCAGAAAGGATGGCGAATAATGACTAGAGAAGAATTAAGATACAATTACGAAAAAGAAATCTGTGAGTTATGCTGCCGAGAGTATTATACTAGCAGAACACTCCCAGAATCACTTTGCGAAGGTCAGTTTTGTGAAGAGGCAGAAGATAGTTTCGCAGATAAACATAATATAAAATTGGAGGATTGATATGACAAAAGAAAAACTTTTAGAAAAGGCTAGAGAGTTCGAGAAAAAGAACAAAAGTTTCACTTGGAAGCCAATAGATTTCCCAGAGGATATGACTGAGGAAAACACTCTTAATGAACTTATATCAGAAGGAGATAATATGTATGATGCTTTGGAAGAAGCGGTCAAGTTAATAAGTGATTTAGCTGATGAGTTAGAATATAAAATAGAAGTGGAGGGTTAATTATGGACAGAAATCAAGCTAAAGAGTTACTGCCTATTATTAAGGCATTTAGTGAAGAAAAGACTATACAAAGCAGATGTATTAAAGGCGATACGTCATTATGGTACGATGATGAAGACCCAAGCTTTGATAATGACTTTGAGTATCGCATCAAGCCAGAATCAAAGTACAGACCATTCAAGGGATGCAGAAGAGTGCTGGCAAGAGGTGTTGAAACATCAGCCGTTCGGGTGGGTGAAGTTGAAAGATACAGAAAGTGGGTATTACCTGCTTAAAGGTATTGCAAGTCAAGTAGTAATTGGATTTAATGAAAATCCTTTTAGCTATAAGAAAGTATTTGAAGATTACACCTTTGCCAACGGCACTCCGTTTGGAGCAAAAATTGAGGAGGAATAGTTATGGCATGGGTAGCAAAAGATTATATCGGAGAATGGATATTCAACTACAAACCAGATATGTGGGCTGGTGATTGTATCGAACATAATTATTGGTTGCCACAAGATAGACATGGAGCTTATGGTTTTCAACTTCCACAAGGTAGCATTAAAAAGCTCATCGGAAAAGAATTGTCTTGGAAAGATGAGCCAGTCGAACTTAAATAAGAATAGTTGTGGCAACATATAGAATAGTAGATATGTATCGTAAAAGCAAAAGAAGCTATATTGAAGGTAGATAAAAGTAGAATAATAACAATTTTATATGAATAGCTTATGAAAGTAGAAAATATCAAGTTCAAGGCTAAACGTCTTGACGATAACACTTGGGTAGAAGGTTACTTTTATGCCGAATGTGGTAATGCCTACATCATCGAGGATAGGCAGAGTGAATCAATGCTTAATAGAAACGAGGCACATCAGGTAGACCCTTTAACGGTCTGCCAGTTTACAGGGCTGAAAGATTGTAAAGGCAATGAAATTTGGGAAGGGGATATTATTAAAGAACCATATCTTGGTAAAGAACGCACAATAGAATGGAATAATTATTTATGCAGCTTCACAGCCCTAAATGAGATTAACAGTTCTGATAAACCTCTAGGAGCACTTGTTAGAAGTTTAGGGTGGTATGTTGTTGGCAATAAATTCGATAAAAAGAAATAGCGTATGAAGAATAAGATTTTAAACTTAATCAAGTCAACCGTTTGGTTCGTCTTGTGTTTGCTTGTAGGAGCATTGATATTTGAGGGCATTCGCTCATTGGCTAATAGCAATAAACCTGCAAAGAGAGTTGGTATATCTGTAATCACAGAAGAAGAGCATGATTATCTGGTAGTGGACACGAAACACGGAGTTTGTGTTATTCATGCCGAGAGCTGCCCTTGTCATTTAGACACATTGGGTATCTATGTGGTTGATAACAAAGATACAACTTATGTGATTAAAAAGAAGTAGCGTATGAAGATTAGATTAGCAAAAAAGATAATGAAAGCAGACACTTATGCTGATTATCCAAGTAAGCATCCATTACCTTACTGGAAAGCGAAGTTTAAGGAAGCTTATAACGAGTATGGTTGTGTTACGTTCTGTGAAGATTCGAGCAAGTGTAAATACCGCAACAAGTTCGACCATCGTATCAAAAAGGCAATTAGTTTAACAAGATAAAAGAAAGCGCATGAAAGAGGTAAGCATTAAAGTAGAAATGACAGTACCTGATGACTTTGATACTAATCAGTTCTGTCTAGCCACAGTGAGCGGAGACTACCCAGAATTAGCTGAGGAGTTCTGCCGCTCAGTAGCAAGTGAATGTGATATAGACAAGGAAGACATTGAGAATGACTTCCAAATCGGATTTGAAACTATATAAGATTAAGAGATATGGAAAAGTATGAATGGGAATACATGGTAACTTCAATAGTTATTGATAAAGCCGATGAGATTGCCAAGGTTCTATCTGGTAGATTCAACCAAGAAGGCTATGAAGGTTGGGAATTAGTACAATGGAACTTAATGCCACCATCTGCATTGATAACTGCATCTACGACACCTTGTTGTGGTTCAATCTATATTCTTGCAACATTCAAAAAGAAGTTATTGGTATAATGGTAAGTAATGATATTGAGCTAAGAATGATAGCTGCACAGATAACTATGAAGGCTTCTGTTGGAGCAGAAGACTTATGCAGCCGTTATAGTAGTGTATCACGTATGTTAGGTAATATGTTTAATGATGTGTATTACATTCTCCAAGATGTAAGATACAGATATAAATACAAGTAGTTATGAGCAATGAAACATTTGACTTCTCGGAGGCTCTGAGAAGAATGAAGGAAGGAAAGAAAGTTAGAAGGGTAATTTGGGAAGAATGTGGAGCTTATATCCATATTGTCTCTGAGACTATTGTGGCTGTATGCGATGGCAAATTCTTTCCTTGTGTTTTCAAAGATTCTGAGGATATTCTCGCAAATGATTGGGAGGAGGTGAAAGGATGAAGATTAGATTAGCAAAGAAGATAATGAAGCAAGCTAGAACAGATATCCCTAGGACTAACTTGTATTGGAGAACTAGAATAGAAATACATGATTTGGGGCATGGTTTTATTTTAGACCACCGCATCTCTAATGCGAAAAAATTGACAACACGATGGGACACTCGTAAGCTTATTAACGAATTGGTAAAGCTCAATAAGAAGCATCCGTTCAAGCTAAAAGATATTCAGCGTAGTGCAGAAAGATTAAAACAGTACAGCGTATGAAAGAAGAAAGATGTTGTGGTAACTGCCTTTGGATGGGATGCGAAGACATCTTAGGCAATGGATGGTGCTACAAAAAAGATTGCGAAACATCTTGTGATAAGGTTTGCAAGAAACATGAATTTTAAAATTTAAATATCAAATGGAAAAGATTTTTAGACATTTCAAAGGAGGTTATTACAGATTTATCACTGAGGTTACAAATAGTGAGACTCAGGAGAAGGAAGTTGTTTATCAGGCTCTCTATGGAGAGTGCAAGGTTTGGACTCGCCCTGCCGATATGTTCTACGGAAAGGTGAACGTTGATGGTGTTGAAATTGATAGATTCACCGAGGTTGTTGGTGTGCCTGTGTTATTCAAAAAGACCAACGAGAACGCTATTATGCCAACTAAGGCGCACGATGATGATTTCTGCTATGACTGCTATGCCGTATCAGAAGAAGAGGTTGTGCCTAACGTATGGAAATACGGTCTCGGATTTGCGCTACAGATTGAAAACCGGAACAAGCCTGCTGACATTTCAAGATGCTTTACGTTCCGTCCTCGTTCTTCCGTATGGAAGACTGGTATGAGTCTCAGTAACTGTGAAGGCACTATCGATGACCCATATACTGGAGAGATTTCTGCCGTATTCTATCACTTGTTTCCAAATATGCCACGATACAAGGTTGGCGATAAAATCGTACAATTCCACCTAGAAACAAGCGACAACATCATGTTTATAGAGACGGATGAATTAAACAAAACAGAGCGTGGCGATAACGGCTACGGTTCTTCTGATAATAAGTAGCCTATGAACGTACTCACAGACGAACAGAAAAACTACATAAAGGAGCATCCGGATGAATCTCCATACGCAATGTCTAGGAATTTCGGATGCGCTGTGCAGACCGTATACTGGTGGCTGCATAAGTTACACGGAGACTCGTTTAAGGATGCGCGGGAAAGACGTAGGAACGAAATCCATGAGTCTGTCCGCAATATGTATCCGGAAATGTCTTCGTCTGAGATTTCAAAGGTGCTCGGAATAACGAAGTCCTGCGTTGCTAATATAGCAAAATCACTCGGTGTCACACATACCAGGGAAACTGAAGAAAGGCTTAGGCAGAAATGCGCTCAGGCAATAGTAAGACCGGAGATAATAGCTAAACGTTCAGAATCTCTAAAAAAGACGCTGAGGCTTGATAGATACAGAGCAGCGAACGGAATTAAACAGAAGACACGACGCAAGTTCAAGACGATTCCGAGCAGATGCCTATGCGCTAGGAACTACCTGTGCAACAAGTACAACTACTTCTACGACAAGGACTACGGAGAGCTGCTTACAATATTCTACGACAGCGAAACGAGAATGCTGACCGAAGATCAGCAGAAACATTATGAGAAGAAGTATGGTATCAAGTTCCTCCAGGGAGCTGAAGAATAATTTCTGTGCATTATTATCTATATGTTTAGAGGCGGCTATCCATCACGGACGGTCGCCTCTTTTCATTTAAACTAATAACTAAACATTAACTAAACCAAATGTTATGAAAAGAAAACTTAAGAATGTTTATGTAATTTTACCTTGCGGTATATCCAACCAATAAATGCGAGAATACCTATGAAAAGACAAACTGATGCTATCTTACCTATTTTCAAGAAAGCTCTGTCGGTCTTTGATAGTTGCTTCTCGACATATACTTTATCTTTCGATATTTCGTTTATCACCGACATCAAGGAGTCACACTTGCTGTGATATATCGACGTGCTATCCTTGTATTCTTTGAGGATCGAAATACTGTCTCTCAGTATCTGTACATCTTCCTGTGATATCTCGTGATATTCGTAGTGGAATCTGTCTTCGCCAACTTTGTTTCCGTTCACATCGTACTTCGAAGCTGTACTGTCCTTTATGTGCGTCTTCTCTTTCGTGGTGGACTTCACGGATTCCTTATGCGATGCTTTATATGATTCCAGCTCCTTAATAAGCCTTGCGTTAAAGAGTGAATCCCACTTAGCCTCATTGCGATTGTCAGTGATATATGTCTGTTTTTCTACCACTCGTTCTTTAGCTTTACATCTACAGAACATTGATAGAATCAGCATTGCTACTGCAATGGCAATTACAACTCTTGTTATCTTATCAATCAGTTTCATAAGCTTACTGAATTACAATCGTTACTTTTTCCTTTTTATCCCAAGCTGTCTTCATTGTCTGAATAAGCTTGTTTGTCCAAAATCGAGAATCGCTAACCCATCCTTTCTTGTCGTTTTTCCCTACCAAAATGCATCCTAGTGTGTCTTTTGCAGAATTACCGCTATGTATGCGTATTCCTTCAAATCCTTTGACATTCAGAAGTAATGGCAACATCTTCTTGAATCTGTTAGAGTACGTATATACGCATTCGTAACTGCCGCTTGGTATTGCAGTCTGCCCATATACCTTCTTCTTCTTGATTTCGTTCAACTCCATATTTTGATTCAATCCTCTGTCTGTATCTTCAAGAGTATTGCATCCGAACAATTTGCCATTCACGTACAGACGACTAATAGTATAGCCATCCTTTTTCCAAGCCCTATCAATTAGTACTTCCATTTTTGTTTTCCTCCTCTTTTTTATCAAACTCCTGATTCAATCTCTCCAATATCGGTCTCCAATAACTCGGCAATGCCTTCGCAAACTCAAACCTGAGAATGTAATAAATAACTCTGAATGCGACATTCTTAGGGTATGCCTTAATGAGATTTTTGAACGCATTGCATATATACACATAGCAGAATATGTACGTAAGCATCTTAATTGCAAATAAAGCTTCCGTGCCATCATTACAACCTAACATGATGCCGTATATCACATAGACGATAGCTACATAGAGCAACATTTCCAAAATTGCGTTCTTGAACTTCGATACAGAAAAGTTCTTGCATCGTACAACACTCACGCCGTCAGCTCTCATACCACAGAAGATATTGAAGCCAAAGGCAATAATCAACGCCAAGACAAAACCTTCTGTTGGCGTCGCAAAGGCAAGTATAGCGGAGAAAATAGTAACCCCTATCTGCCGAATCTGTGAAGAATCTAATAAATCTGTCATAATCTGTTATCCTGAATAATTAATAAAAATAAAGTTTCGGTCTCTTTCTGCAAAGATAGCAAAAAAAACAGAAACTTCATTCAGAATAACGAAAAATCATATATTCAGATCATAATATGGCATTCCTCCGTTTTCCAGGAAAGAAACACATTCGTCGAAAATCTTACGTTCGTAGTCGAGCGCATTGATTTTCGGAAACCATTTCTTAATCTTTGCGTCATTGCGTTTAACCATTTCGCCCCAAAGAACGCACCAGTCTTCGAGATTGATGTTGTCGTTCTTGACTTCGTGCCAATAATCTTTAGCAATGTCTTTTGCGTGTAGCTGATTAATGAGACAAAGATGCATATCTGCCATTTCTTCGTCATAATGACATGCGCCAATTTCCCCCTTGACCTGCTTCATCATATCAAGCATTACGCTGTCATTCATTCCCACTTCGCAACAATCTGCCATTATTGTGACACAGTTCTTGATAGCCTGTATGTCATTGCTAGCTATAATGTCTTCGAATACCTTTTTCATAACCGTATATTTTTGATGCTACTTCAGAAAATACTCTCTGATATCGTACACGCCATCCTTATCTTTCAACAAGTCGAGTGCAAGGCTGTGGGCGTACTTAACCAGATGCTCTGTACCAATATCCTTTACGTCATCCTTTCCGAGTATCTTTGCGATGGTGCATCCGTGATCGCTTACGACCTGGTTCATGGCAACGTACAAAGCGTAGTCGTTGTAATAAGGTTTCTCCTCTGTTGCAAGTCCGAGACCGGTCATAGCATTGAGCCATGTCTGCATATCCCAAGTTGCAGGCGGATTCATACCGTTTACAATATCAGATGCCTCCTTCTTGGTGAGATAGTTCTTCCACTTGATAGCGCAAAGCTTATCAAGATACTCTTGTGCCAACTCTGGGTGCTTGGATGCCATATCCTTCATCATGCAACGCATCGTATTACCGAATACGTGCATATACTTAACGTTGGTTGATGAAGCCATCATTCCATAAAGCTCATCAAACTTACTCATAATGTCTTTTGCTTCCATATCTTATATATTTTAAGCTATTATCAAATCTTTCAACTCTACAAAGTCCTCCTCTGTGAAATTGATGCTTCGCTTGCTTCCAAAGAGGATAGCGATAAACGGATTGTCTGGCAGATCGATGGATATTGTACCATTGTCAATATGCCCGTGAATAATACCAAAGTCAAAGTGGTAGTTTTCGACCACTTTAAGCATCTGCATCGCATCGGTAAAGATGGTATCTGCGTCAATATTTCCGTTCTCATCGGCAATGAATAGGGTAGCGTTGTCTATCGATTTATCCCACTTATCCTTATTCTTGGATATGATGTTGTGCGCCGCACGTTTCATATACACTGATGGTATGGCGAGCATCGGATTACCCTTAACCATATCATCAATCCTTGCGTCTGCCCATACGTCAACCGATTCAAGCAGTTTCTCTTTCAGCTCGGTTACATTCATTTCTTAGTTCCTCCTTTCTTTGTTCCTTGTACCATAGCGAGATACTCTTGCCAAGTCTTGTCACTATGATTAGTCATATAGTCGTTGAGCATAGCAGATTTCTGTTCTTCTGCTTGCGCTACTTCCTTTCTCAAACGCTGCATCAAAGATAGATGTTTCTTCAATGCCTCCTGTCCCTGCTGAGTACTCTCAATGCGAGGGCGTATGATACGCAATTCCTCATCTTGCACTAGCTTAGACACATATTGCAAGCTATTAACGTATTCCTGATTCTGCATCAAGTACTGACGTTGTGCGCCCGTAAGATTGTCCTCAATCTTGTCGATTTCATCCCATAAAGGGGTGGAAGACTGCTGCGCTTGCATATTGATAGATGCTCGCTTCTGCTGTATTGCCTCATACATCTTCTGTAGCTCTGCATCCATCATCTGCGGCTGTTGCTGACCTGTGCCCATATCAAGCAAAGGGCTGTTACCAAAATTCATCATAACAATCAATATCTTTAAATAAATTCAACAATACGTAAAATACATACCTTTTGTACTCTTCTGCCTTCCGCTAAGAACTTCTTGCAGGGAAGAGCGGTTTATCCCTAGTTCAACGACAGCATCCTTGATAGAGCTGTATGTTTTTAAAGTGTTGCCGTCCTTATCGGTCATAGCGATTTTCTTATTTCCACTACGGCTATACTCTGCGATTTTTCTAGGGAAGTTTTCGTCTTCCTTAAATCGCCATTGATAATTAGCGGCAATACGTCTTGTCATACGACAACAGTCATTGATATGGTTGTCGTTGTATACTTTCTCGGCATCAAATGCGCAATCCCATTCTTTGATAAAATTGCCTTTTTTGTCATATTGCAGTATAGGCTTTCTTCTCTCAGGATGTTTTTGTCCGAGACTTGCTTTTCGAAGCTTATTTTTATGTTCTTCCGACTTAGGAACTCCAGTGAAAAGTTTTCTTAACTTTTCTTTATGTTCCTCAGACATCGGTGTTCCTTTTTTACCAATTTTCGATAAGGAGATTTTTCTTTTTGTCTCTTCAGACAAATGTCTCCCGAACATATAACTATCTTCTCCTTTTATATGGATTCCGTACATCGGATTATTTTTACCAGAAAATCTCTTTGAAAGTTTTTCACGATAGCCTGGTTCATTTCTCATTTCTCTAAACCTCTTTATATTAGCATCTCTTAGCCATTCTGGAAGTTTTTTCCCTAAATTCCCTCTTCGTACCTTCTCGATACTTTCCGGTGGAAGATGATAACCGAGTAGACCTGCTCCTCCCCATGTCTGATTATATCCCTTATTTACGGAATCATACTCTTTTATAAAGTATCTCTCTTTTTCGTTAAGATACTTTCTTATCAAAGAGACATCATCTGACTCCTCCGACTTCCATAATATATCACAATCAAATGAATCAATACCGAACTCAGCTATAGCAAGAGATATTGGGTACTTGCCGTTAGCATGTTCTATACTCTTGGAAGCGTAGAGGTGACGGGTTATACGCTTCTTTAAATTCATTGTCTGTCCAATGTACATCATTCCGTTCACCTTATTCGTTAATCTATAGATAACTCCTTGCATAATTGAAAAATTTTAAAATTACCATACAAAGATACAAAAAATATTCAATATACGCAAGGAGTTTAAGGTAAAACTACCTCACTTTTTTCTAGCCTTTTTTGCTTGCGTCTTACGCACCCGTTTGTGTTCCATTACTGACGGTACTCGCACATCCACAAATGTTTGCAGATGGGAGAACTGTGACAGTAGGAGAACTCTGGAGTCCGAGGACACCATCAATCTTACGGCAACACTTCTCGTTAACATAAGCCATCATAAGCTTCTCCTTGTAAGGAGTGAGGGCTTCCATAACGGCTACCTTCTTGTCGAGGTCGCTATACTTAGCCTGTAGTGCGTCGTACTGGTCTCTCTGATTCTTGTACAGACCGAAGTCCGCATCAATCTGAGACTTGTACAAACCGAACTCAGCCTGCATTGCACGGCGGTTCTCAGCGTTGATAGCATCGTTAGCACCCTTGTACATAGAGAACTTCTCTGCGATGTCAGTCTCACGCATAGCGTAGAACTTGTTAGCGGTGTCGAGCTTCAAACCGAACATATCGGTAAGCAGCTTAACCTCATCAGCGCATTCCTTCTCCATTACCTGCAAGGCGGTTGGCTGATTAGCATTCGCATTTGCGCCATAGCCGTTAGCGTTGATGTTCACGTTCTCAGGCATATTGCTGCCACCGAGTGAACCAAACACACTGCGATTACCGCCAAATAACCAAGCACCAAGACCGAGTGCAGTACCAGCTATACCAAGACCCAATCCTGTGCCTGCGATACCTTTAGAAGCATACTCATCATGCTTCTTTCCCTCTTCGTAGATTTTCTTCTCTACGACCTTTGCATCTGTCATTTCCATGATACAATCTTTTTAAGTTATCCTTAAAATATTAACTAACACTATTGTAACGTTACGGATGCAAAGGTACAAAGAATAGGGGAGAGCAAATATAACTCTATCACACTTTCTTTTAGTAGTTGATTATCAGTGATTTAAGGTGATAGGAGGTAATATCATAAATAACGAAAAAGAGAGGCTATCACTTACCTCTCTTACTCAACTTGTAAGGAACACTTACATGTTCAACTATTAGGATAGAAGTAGAAACAAAATTCCCCTATACTATTGGCGTAGTATAGGGGAAATATCACATTCCTACTCGGAAAAGTGAAGCTCGATAAAGTATTGCAAAGATAAGCAATAATTCCGAAACCACCAAATTTTTCATCATTAATTTGTTAGATACAGATACGATCCTTCCCCGAACCACATTATCAATATCATAGTTGACATTACTACCCAAGTCAAGAAGTACTTATCGACCTTCTTATACTCATAAGAATAGTATAGGTATGCGATGAACGTGCTATTGATTATTGCTAACATCGCTACTATAATCAAAGTACAAAACATATAATCCATACTCATATATGCTCGCTTATCCGTGCTGCGATAGGGCTTATACGTTATGTTTTCTCTTGCTTTTTATGAAGTGTAATATATCCCACTTCTTCCAATATCGGGTATGCCCACGCTTCTTGCACTCGCCATTGGGCAAATCGCCCCTAGCCACCATTCTGTTAAGGGTAGCATCGGAAACGTGCAGTTTATCCTTGACCTCCTCGGTGCTCATCATCGGATTGAGCATGTCGGGGATGATGTCACACAATCTATCCAGGTCATCATCACTCATTCCGCAAGCGGTGACCTTCTCACCATTTCTCTGCTGCTCGTCTGCCTTAAAACAAGCATCACTCAGCGACTTCAAAGCCGTTCCGAGTATCTTATAATTCAATATCTTTCCCATAATCACGCACAGATTTTACGTCCTAACTTGGTTCGACTGATAAACATTTCTGCAAATCCGTATAGATAGAACAATGCCGTCACTACCATAACGGTAAAGCAAGAATCAACCATATCTTTAGTAGTATACCAACTCCATTCTACGATATGAGACGCATTTACACCAAAGAAATAAAAGAAAGGAATGCGGTATCTCCAGCATAGGAAAAAGAATCGGCTTGCCAATATAAGAACCATCGGCAAGATGTACACCATAAAGTAGATAAATAAATAGCAGGGAAAATTCTCATTGTTTGTTATGAACATTTCCCTTGGATGCTGCGAGAAATCCCACATTCCGTATGCGTGTAAGCACATAATAATTATTGGAACGTATTTGCAGAACCATCTGAAGAACTTCAATATCCTTCTGCTGTATCGATTACCATGCTTCATGAGCATACTCATCAGCTCCGTCACATCAATGTCCTTTATCAACCGTTGGACTTCGGCTTTTTGTTCTTCTGTCATTGAAATACCTCCTTTTGTCTATAGTTAATTGTTCATAATTCGTTGATTTAAATTAAATGATGGTGCAAAGATACACTTTTATGCATAAAATAAACGAAAATGAGAATATTTTTGTGTTAAGGTTTGCAAAATGTAACAATCTGTAAGTTTTTGCTAGCAAAAAGAAAGGCGGCTACATGTTGTAAACCGCCTTATCTTTTAGAATATATAAGTAAGCCATCTATATCGCTTCCTGCCCTCAAGGTACGTGAGGTTCTCCTGATTGGCATAAGCCTCCTGCTCATACGATATTGCACGGTAAGCCTTATGACTGTCTCTAAGGATGATAAACCTGATGAGCCATTCGATGAGATAAAACAAGTAGAAAAATACATAGAGCATTTCCTTCATTTGCTCGGTATGTATCTGCTCATGATTAAGAGTCTTATCACTAATCGGTCTGTCTCTCCGAGTGAAGAGAACCCCGAAGAGGTTCACATAAGCGAAACCTCTAGGGGGAATAATTTTGTTCTTTACTATCTTCATAGCTTCATCTTTTAAATAATTGACATTAATAAATACGTAAGGAACACGTCTGCGAACCCTGCTATCTCAAGCCAATACCAAGGGTGGAACTTGACATCCTTACTGATATACCAGATACCGTTTGCCACCTTGAAGAAATCAATGGCAACTAGATAGATGGTGTATAGGAGAGCTATCACGAACGTTATCCACCAGCATACCGACAAACACCAGCCCACACAACCTGCCGCAGCCACGATAGCTGCTGTCTTATGCACGGAATAGGCATCACGGTCGCAGTAGTTCGGGGCAAAGCCTACGAAGCACAAGCCTGCACAGCCAAGGAAGGCGAGGAACTGAATGCCCCTGCCTGTATCGAGCAGGCAGATGAGCATGAGGAACGCCACCGCAACCATAATCAGCGAGAATATCCAACCCATATTGCGGGGTTTCTTGAAGGGAGCGATTTCGCTGCCCGTAGTAGGCTGCAACTGATAGTAGGTATCGCTCACCATATTAGGGATGCCGAAGCGCAAAGCCATCAGAAGCAGATAGCCTCCAAGCAAGAGAAACGAGATAAATGCAAGATACCACATAAGCCTACACCTCCATCTTTAACTTGTCTGGATAACCTGACTTATAATCATAGGTCAGGACACCCTCAATGTTATCCAACTCGCTCACTGCCTTCTTGTGCGCAGCGGTCACATTAAAGCACTCCAGGGCATACATTTCCAATGCTGAGAGCAACTGTATAGCCTTGTCGCAGTCTACTTCGAGCTGATAGCTTCCCAGCCACAATGTCGTTTTCTCCTGCCCCATGCTCTTAGCGATGGTGGTAGAGTTCATCAGTCCTACTCTTGTAGCCTTGTCGAGCCATACCTCCATGCCGTTCAACAGGAAGGAATTGACGGACGAAGAAGCATCGTACTTTTCGATGTAGGCAAGCATCGCCTTCTTCATATACCCCAAAGGTTCTGCGCCAAGACCTTCACTAATCTCTCTAATCTCCTCCATGCTTGCCTGTTCGCCACTCGCCAAGATGTCGTTAAGCACAAAATCCATGCTAGGCTTGTAGTCATACCGCTCAAGCATGTAATCGCACAGAGAGGACTCCTTTTCCTGCCCATCCTCTGTTTTCTCAACCTGCATGGTCTTAGCCCATGCCACTCTGTAGATGTATCCATCCAAGACCTTGAAAGCCGCAAAATCGGCTGCTTCACCAAATGTTTTAACCATATTATTACAATATAATTTCGTTTTAAAGTATATTCTCCATTACTACCTTTTTCTTGCTTGAAGAAATGTGGTAAAATAACAAAGTCTAAGTGTTAAATAGAGCACACGGGACGGACATAACGGGCAGAATCCTTACTTCTTAGGGTACTGTAATTGCTGTAGGTCCAATCAAAATCCCATGCAGTTTCACTAGAAGCCTGAGTGGAAGTCCAGTGGGAGTCGGTTCGTTGCATCATTCTTCCGCCGATTTTTTCCATTGCTTCAACTATTGCATCCTTGTTTTTATAAGCATCATATGCTTCACCAAACGACCATAAATAGCCTTTTTTGCCGTTCTTAAATGTATAATTGCGACAGCTCTCTGCTGCGGGAGCATTACCACTACCGAGTTGTGCAATAATCTTATCAGTATTCGCTTCGCCAGCATAGTCATGTTTTGCTATTGCAGTATCTTCGGTAGTGATAATCCCAGATACAATCCCGTTCACGCCCCATTCTTCTGCACTACTTTCTGCATATGTAGGTGCAATTATAAACTTACTATTCTCTGTACATACATATACACCTACTGCCTTGCTATTATTTGCAGCATTCCAGTTTTCAGAGAGCGTAAGCTGTCCATCTGTATCGTATATATATATACCAAGCGGAATCTTATTATAAGTCATTATGACGTTCCTACTTGTACCTACGCCAGCAGTATAATGTTGTTTCAATGGCGGAGCGTATCCGCTTACGCCACTTGCACTTACAGTATACGTATTGACCGAAGGAATCTTGAACACAAGCGGTGTTCCCTTCCAAGTCTGTGTCTGGGTTTCGTTAGTCATCGTATTCTTGACGGTCACAACAACACCGTTCAGCTTGCTATCCGATGAAGACAAGTAGCTTTTGAGCGTCACCGTCACGGTCTCATTGTAATCGCCTCCACTAATCTCTCCCCACGTAGCCTTGCCGTTCGATATATTATACAGCTGATAGAACTTATATCCATGTTCAGCAGAAGGGTCTGCTACTCGGCACATGTATCCTACCTTGAACGAGCGTGTCACTCCATTGTCTGTAAATGTGAGCGTGCTTGATGTAGGAGCAGATGAGAGCGTAGGAATCACATATTCCGTATCAGTGAATTTCGCATTCGATGGCACATTTGCATTGACGGTATGACCATTAACTCTGGAAGCATTATCCGCAGTCGATGCGCTCGCAGCCTTCTCCGTCTTGCCAAGATACTTTTTGTCGGCATCGACAGTTTTAATATATGCTGCCAGACTCTGATGCGAAGTAAGATAGTTACCCTTAGGCTGATACTTAGCTGCTACATCTGCATCGGTGACGTACTTCAAACCCTTTACCCATGACTCAGTAGCATATCCTACCAAACTCTGATGAGAGGTGAGGAATCCGCTGTCGTTAGTGAGCTGTGATACCTTAGTTGGTATTTGCGAAGTCTTGGCATATCCTGCGAGAGACTGATGAGTCGTGAGATAGTTACCCAAATCCACAGGTGTGCCACCAGTGGCAGCAATCGTCTTAGTCACACCATTAATCTTAACACTGTGAGTGTGAGATTTATCACTCTTTCCGCTAATATCTTGATGTGAGGTTAAGAAGGTTGCACCTTTAGTTGCTATTACTGTCTTCCCAGACTTGGTAATACCTGTCACAGCATTTCCTGTTCCTGTGGTAGTGACTGCATTCACATATCCATCAAGAGACTGATGTGAGGTAAGATAGTTACCCTTAGGCTGATACTTAGCTGCTGCGTCAGCATCTGTGATGTACTTCAAACCCTTTACCCATGACTCAGTAGCATATCCTACCAAACTCTGATGAGAGGTGAGGAATGTAGCACCTTTTACGAAAGATATTGTCTTTCCACTCTTTGTGATTGCTGTCAACGCATTACCTGAACCGCTTACGTTTATAGCATTCACGTATCCGTCAAGCGACTGGTGTTCGGTCAGATAATTGCCTATAGGCTGGTAGGTCTGTCTTGCAACCTCACTAGTAAGATACGCTGCGAGAATAGTTGCAACCTCTTTCTTTGTATAGGTATCGGTTATTCCGTATCCTCCGAGCGTAGTTGACTTATCAGCCTTCTTAGCGATGGCTTCCTCGATTAATCTGTGCAGATCATCATCCTTTGCTAACTTGTCAGCAATCTCCTTCAGTGTATCAAGGGATTCAGGCGCGCCACCGATGAGGTCAGCTATAGCCTTGCGGAAAGAGCCATCAACTGTTGATGCACCGTTGATGATGTCAATGGTGGCTTGCAAAGATGCTTCCTTAGCGGTCGCACGCTGCACTTCATCCGTAAGCGATGTGCCTAGCGCATACTTGCTGTGAGTGTGTGACGTGATGTCGCCCGTAAGCACATCTTCTACCTTCTCCTTTGTAAGCTGATAGGAAGAAGAGACGGACACACCGCTGTCAATAAACTCACCCTGTGCGTCATCATATATCCACCAGTTGCCGTTTTGCACGTAAGGGGATTTTCCGTTTTCGCCCTTATCGCCCTTTACACCTTGTAGACCCTGAATACCCTGCTCACCTTGGATACCTTGCTCACCTTGAATACCCTGTTCGCCTTGGATACCTTGCTCTCCCTTATCGCCTTTGTCACCTTTGTCACCCTTTACGTAGATATTGCTCTTTACGTAAGATTTTGTGTCCTTATCCCACGCATACACATAGTTATCTTCCCCGATATACGTAGGATGATTGGCAGTATCATTAGCATTATCAGCTGCATCAAGAGCTGCCTGCTTAGATGTAGCAAAATCAGTCTCTCGCTTTGATTCCGCAGCGACACGACCTTCCTCTGCCTTAACCCTTAATGCCTCGGCATTGGTGATGGAAGTGTTTACCTCGTTGGCTTTTCTTGCTTCACTGTTTGCGTTATCGGCAGCTTTGTTCGCACTGTTTGCGGCATCAAGGGCTGCTTGCTTCTGCTCTGTAATGTCCGTGATAGAAGCATCTACTCTGTCAGCAGCTTCGTTTGCTTTTTGCGCTGCAACCTCCGCAGACTTCGCCTTTGCATCGGCATTGGCGGCAGATTTATTAGCCTTATCAGCCGCATTGTTGGCATTTGTCGTTGCGGTGTTCGCATTCTCGGTCGCAGTATTCGCATTCTCAGTTGCGGCATTGGCGTTATCGGTTGCGGTCTTACATGCTTCGGTCTGTGTCCTGGATTCCGCAGCGGCATCGGTAGCAGGCTTCATCAGCTCTGCCTTGTCACTATCCGTAAGGTCGGCAAAGCGGAGACGGATTCCCTTTGGAATACCGAGGTTCAGCTTGTAGACAGGGTTTCCGTTTGTATCAGTACCAGAAGCCGACACTGAAGCCGTAGCTTCTGCGTCCTCGGCTAGGGTAGTCACATTGCCGATGAGGAACTGAGGGGTCTTTCCGGTAAAACCACGGAAACCGCTCATATCTACAAGATAGCTGTAGAACTTATGCCCTTGCTCATTAAGAGCGACTACATAGAGCTTTGCGTTATCCTCATCCTCCACATTAGCGGTATTGATGAGGATGAAATCATTCTCGGCAAAGGTGTTTACGTCCATAGCATTCATCGCTGAAACGGAAGCGAATACCTTCTTGATTTGGAAAGCCTTACCTGTAAGGTTCACGTCCGTCTTGCTATAAGCCTTAGTGGTTGTATCCCACCTGTAGAAGTAGCCATCTGCGTCTACGTAAGGAGGGTGCTGGGCGACACCGTTAGCATCCTCTGTCGCTTTGTCAGCAGCTGCCTTTGATGCCGCAAAATCAGATTCCCGCTGGCTCTCTGCCGCCACACGAGCCTTTTCCGCATCTACCCTTGATGTTTCAGCCTTAACACGACTGTTTTCCGCAGTCACACGACCGTTCTCCGCAGTCACACGACCTTGCTCGGAATTGACGATGTTTTCATACGCTTCTATGAGACCTGAGATAACAGGACTCATAGAAGTATAGAGTGTAAGCATACTCCATGTCGAGCCGTTGTCGTAGCTCACCTCAATACCCTCATTTCCACCTCTGAGCTTAGGTGTTACACCCTCGGCTTTCACACCTGTAGATTCTCCACCAATCACCCAATTACCATCGCTGCTGATGGTAGGTTTCAAGCCTTCGCTGAGATAAGCCCTGACGAACTCAGCAGGAATTTTGACCTGCAAGCCGCTAGCTGTGTAGACCCAAAAGAAGTCGGTGCTCACCACTAGGCGTGAAGCGGTGCTCAACTGACTGGCTATGTCATTTATTTTTGTTTCTGTTGCCATAAAATTATTGATTTAAAGATTCATTGATTGCCTTGCTGACTGCTTCGATGAAACAAGGAGCGGTGGTTTTCTCCACCAGCCCCTTAATGATGTCGAGCTCTTCCTGCGAGTAGTCGGTTTCATCACTTCCGTTCCACATCTTAACGGCAAGAGCCTGTCCTGCCAATCCCAAACCTGCACCCTGAGAATAGATGATGTTCGCAATCTGCTTGCGTGCGTCTACTACCTGACACTGGCTCTTGTCGAGTGTCACGAATACTTCGAGATGTTCTAACTTAACTTTCATATTCTTTGCTTTTTATTATATAACAATATTTTACTTTTTAAGAATCATTACTACATTCAGAGAACCACGTATCGCCATCAAATACAAGCTGGATATGCTCGTACCTTTTGGAACTCGTGAAGTCTCCAGATCTTCCACTTGCAGTATAATAATTAACTCCAGTAGGTGCTTTTATTGTAACATCACCCGTTCCTGCTCTTATAACAGTAAAAACATCTCCTGTTTTAGCACCTGTTGCAGAAGTTGGCAAAGTTATCGTGATGCTAGATGAATTGTTGCAGCGGATACACATTCCTGACGCATAAATTGAAGCATTATTGCGCAAATCCATACTGTAAGAAAGTGGGACAATAGGAACACGGAAACCAACGAATGTACCATTTTCCATTACAATGCCAGGGTATTGAACACTAGTATTGGAAGCACCAACGTTAATATGGATTCCTGCCTGAGTTGTAGAACTTTGAGTAACAATACCATAATTTACGACAGATAGAGCAAAGTTATAACTATCATAGGTAAAACTCTTTGCATCCAGAACCACCATGCGGGTAAAGGTATTTCTTTCCTCTCCAATAACTAATCGTGCATTGCTACAGACAAGATTATTATCTTCCAGTTTGAAGCCGCCAATCTGTCCGCTCGTAGCCGTAATCTTACCCGTAATATCCGCATCGGTCGTCTTAAATTTGCCACCCCTAGTGATTGAAGTAGTAGCCGTGCTACCTTCAGTACCGCCTATCCAGAACGCGTAATCTGCATTATTCTGTACCCAACGGAATGAACCGAAGATATTATTACCCTCCATCAGGTTAAACTGCTGCCCCTGAGCAAACTTCAGAACCGCATTTTTGGCTACAATGAGAGGAGAATACATCGGACCAGCATCACTCAGTTTCGTCCATAGCTTATTTTTGTCAGAGTCAACTGCCGAAGGGTCGAATGAACTACCCGTAGCCGTATGCGTAACGTTGCATTGATAGATAGACCAGCCATCGTTAGCATTGTTATCCTCAATATATATCAGGTCGATATACTTCTGTTCCTTGGTCAGGGCAGAATCATTATGATACGTTGCACCGCTCTTCCATCCTTCGGAATTTCTGACGATGCAGCCGTTCTTGCCCATCTTTCCGGCTTCGGCAAAGTTGGCTACCACAACAGGCTGACTCCAATCGTCCTGAACGGAGTCAGTACCATGTTTTCCTGCACGAACAGACTCCCAAATGAACCTGTTTGTAGACGATACTGCTAGCCGTTTTGCCGTCCATCCTCCCTGCAAGATACCATTTGTACGGTAAGGCTTGGCTGGCACTGACGTATCGTTAGCGGTAGCGATATAGGCGCGCTCCATAACGATGGCTTCAGCCTGCATCGGCATCGCCTTGCTCCAGGTTATGTTGCCTACAGCATCTACGGTTCCGTCGGTACGCCATAAGCTCTCAGTAAGAGCTATCATCGATTGCCAGGCAAAGAGACCATAGTCGCCGTAGCTATCTGTGCCGCCATCCTTGAAATATCCGATGAAGAAATAATATTCTCCTGCATCAGGCATGGATAATTCAGCAACAAGACTCTGACCATCGCCGCTTACTACATAGGCATACTCTGATCTGTTGAGATATTCGCTATCTTCCTTTATCTGATTGCCATCACTATTGATGACCTCAGACGGCAGATAGAGACGAGAGATACATACCAGGTCCCAGTTGGTTTCAGAATAAGACTTCATCATCACTCTGAGATAGCTATCTCGGAAATGGTTAACAACTTTAATACGGCGTATGCACTTGCCGTTGTTGCCAAGAGAGGAAGGAGTCTTATAGAAAGTTTTCTTCTGCTTGATACCATCTAACAGAATTTCACTTTCTTCTGTTCCCCATGCGTTAGTACTGCTGTTGTACCGGTCGCTAATCTCATCTGTTGTAATCTTACCACCCAGCACGATACTCTTACCCCCCGTAGATGGAGCCGTCTTTGTCCAGCCGCTGCCAATATCATCCTGCGCTTTATCATAGTCGGCAAGCGTTTTCGGGGTAGGAAGAACTGATGGTTCTGAAGCTGAAGACTGATAGCCTACGATGAGACCATCGCCATCCTTAGCCTTATACCCCTCGCAGGATACCGTATATTCAGGGTCACCCTCAGTATAGTTGGTTCGGACCACCTTCCACAGCCAAGGCTTGTCGTCACTGAAATCTTTCGGCATATCCGTACTTCCATAATACCATATTTCGTTAGCATCAGGAGCATCCGTCAGAGAATGCCATGCAATAAACTTCGTTTCCTGACTGATGATACTTCTAGGATAACGATTGAAAAGCTCTGGCATCGAGAACTCACCATCACTGCCAAGTTCTCCCCGCTTATAAGCCACGAAAACATATCTTTTATCCTTTGTTGGAGCCATCATGTCATCCTGCCATCCATCAGTAAGTTTTCCGTTTGTTCGCTTAGGTGCAGAGAAATCATTATTTAGATAATTAGACTGATAATAGATATACTCATATCCGTCACCATCTGCACCAGTCACGTTTGGCACTACCTTCACGGTCACATAGTCTATATAGCTGAAACCATCAAGTGTGCCTGTCACTTTGAAAACTATAGTCTGTGCAACCATGCCGAGTCTCGCACCTTTTGCACACGATATAGAAGCCGTATTACCACTTATGGAATAAGACACATTAGTAGTATTTGCCCTGTCTCTAACAACTTGACTTACATTACAGTCCCTTCCGTCTGCACGAAGGCTAAAATGAATATCCTCGCTGAACGCTGCCAGTGCCTTGCCATTACTGTCAGTAGGTATCGTAACAATATCGTCCGTAGATGAAGCCTTAGGCGCATGCTTACCATCGGTAGCGATATAGCCGATAAGCTGTGCATCGGAATAAGTCGTTTTACCGTCTTTCCATACTATCTTATCACGACTCCAAATGTACGTTCCCTTAGAGGCATCAGTAGGATAGGCATCGTCCCATGAAGTAGGCTTATCTTTGTCGGATGCCGATGTACCATATTGCTCTGTTACCGATGCAAGGTCTGAACACTTACCAATGCAATAGATGCCAGTGAAGGCTTCATCATTATTAGTATAGGTTACCTTGTCGGCACTCCATACATAATCATTTGCATGTGTCTCAATTACGACCTTAGACAGGGTATTATAAGTGAAGCTGCTAGGCTGGGAAGTCATGGATTTTGACAAGCCATACCATGTGTTTACACTTGTAATGCCTATGCCATCCTTCGCCTTATATCCCTCACAGGAAACCACATCGTCCGTAGTGCCATCAGTGTAGGTTGTTCTGATAATCTTCCACAGCCAAGGATTGCTATCATTGAAATCTGTCGGCATGGTGGTAGAACCATTATTCCAGATTGTTGTAGCAAGAGGAGCAGGAGTTAAAGAACTATTGGTATAGAACCTCGTTTCCTGCTTAGAGATACTCTTAGGATAACGGTTAAAGAGCTTCGGTGTGGAGAATGTACCATCACTTCCCACTACTCCCTTCTTGTATGCTACATACACGTATTGCTTATCTACAGTAGGAGCCATCGGGTCATCCTGCCAACCGATTGTCAGACTACCGTTTTTTCGGCTTGGTGTTGATATTGACGATGCAGAGCTTGACGAAGAGAGATAGTAGATATACTCATATCCATCTCCGTCAGAACCCGTCACGTTAGGTACTACCTTCACGGTCACATAGTCTATATAGGTTGAACCGTCAAGCGTGCCCGTCACTTTGAAGACAACGGTCTGCGAGGTAATACCGAGTTTAGCACCTTCCTCGCACTTTATTGTAACTACATTGCTGCTGATAGAGCAAGAAACATTACTGAGCGTAGAACTGTATTTTTGGATAGATGAGATATTACATTCATGCCCATCTACGAGAAGGCTAAAACCAACTTCCTCTCTGAATGCCAGAAGAGCATTGCCATCGCTGTCTGTCGGTATAGTGACAATATCATCGTCTGACTTCGCCTTAGGGGCATGCTTTCCGAAGTGTGCATATTCCGCAGGCTCAGAGAATGCTCCCCAACGACCGTTGGTTGATACTCGCTTGCTTACCCATTCATACTGGTTCACTGCATCCACGCCCGTAGGGTCATCCGTCCATCCGCTAGGAACAAATTCCTTATCCGTGCGCTGATATTCCGTGTTTGTCGCATAGTTGTCAGGTGTAGGGTTGGAAGGAGCTGTATCTTGCAACTTAAAGATATACTCGATGCCCTTACCATCCTTACCGAATGCCACCACAGGTACAGATTCCTTGTCGAGCATGTTATTATTACTGTCAAAGAGAGCGAAAGTAACCATCTTGTCGTCTGACGTTACATCAACACCAGCACCAAGAGCCAAGTCTTTATTTGCATTCTCGCTCTTTCCGTATTTCAGCGACATTCCCGAAGGGAGGGCAGTCAGCTTGTATCGCTTATCATCGGATGATGTGGCATAGACATCACAGCTTACGGAATTAACTGTCGTGTTTCCGTCCTTATCAATCACGATGCTGTCCGCAGAAGGTATCAGCTCATAGACTACGGTATCAGACGATTTCAGAATGGTAAGCTCCCTTGTATACTCATAGTTTGCGCCTGCATATCTGCCAACAACCGTGATGTTCATCTTCGTAACCTGAGCAAGGGTATCGGCAGTAAGGTTATCCGCATCAATGGTAATCACCTTCGCCTTGCCCTCAATGCTCATCGAAGTTTTCAGACCAGCCACCTTAGAGATATTAAGCGAGGAAATCGCCCATGGCTCATTGTGATAAAGCAATGACACCTTGGTCTTGATAGGCAAGCCGATATACTTAGCTGTCTTGGTATTCCACGCCACCGATGCGCTCTCGTTACTGAGGTCGCACACCATAAAAGGCAGGGTATCATGCTGAATGCGGATAGGCATCTGCACCATCTTTGAGGTCTTGCCTTCCAACTCTACCACAATCGTTACCATTGCATCGGTTGCCTTTCGCATTGCATCATAGTTAAAGTTTGCATCGTCATTAGTTCCTGCCACTCCATCCTTGATATTGCGGATAGCGGTAACAAAGATGGTAGAGTTCTGCACCATCACCTCACAATCTTCGCTTACGGCATGCACACGATAATGTCCTGCTGTCACGTCCTCAGTATTGCCATCCTCTTCGAGCAATATATCCATTCCCTTGCGCACGAATACAGCCGTAGAGATACGGTATTGCTTGGTAGTCTTCGCCTCATCCTCGGTATAGAGACCATTTATGACGTTGCCCATATCATCTACCGTGATGACACTCTGATACTGCGAGAGACTTACATCGTAAGCCTTTGCCTCCTCACGCAAATCATCCAGCCCCGAAAGACCTTGCAGGTAATTGATATTACCGCCAAAGTAGATATTATCTTGAACGTAGATACCGTTGCCTTCAGGTCGCACGATTGAGCCATCCTTCTTGACAAGGGTCAGACCGCCCAACCATCCGTATCTAGCGACTCGGTTCTGAGACTGCACTTCCCATGTACATACACCGTCCAATACCTCGATAAAGCTGTTACCGCGAGACGAGAAATACATGCTACTCTGGCGCTTCTCATCGGTGAAGCTACCGTATTGGGCAAAGTCCATATATGCGCAAGGGTCGGGAGTTATGGAACTTTTCTTTCCATACTGGAAGACGAACTTACCCTTCTCATTCGTGATGATATGCATCACGTAGAAATAGGTAGAGAAGAAGCCCTTGTGCTGAACGAAGTTACAATCGTCCAAAGCTCCTTCCTCTATCTTGTCTGCTCCATGCGCATTATCTATATCGGCATAGAGACCACGGCAGATGTCACCAACCTGCAAGGAACCGTAATCGTTCTCCTCAAGATGCAGGGTGATAGTACGATTCTCCACGTCCACGCTCTCTATTGTACCATATCCGTTCGTATTCCACTGCTCTGCCTTTGTAACGGAAATTTCGTTGAAGACAAACTTAGGTGCTGATATAAACTGACGAGCATAGATAGACTGTACTTCGAGGTTGCCCTTCTCATCTATCTGAGCACCCTGACCGTAAGGACCAGAAGAGAAGTTGTTAGTAAGAAGACGGAAGAGACTCAGAGTACCATCAGCAGACCATTCGCTGTTTCCGTCACCAATGTTCAATCCTTTCAAGAACTTCTGCACCTTCTCCCAAGTGATAGTACCCTTTGCGGTATCATCATTTATCTTCGAAATAAAGTGTTTACTTCCCTCTGTCGCAACCTGATTCTTGACCTGTGTAGTTGTCAAGCCTGCACCAGTTCCTCCATTCCCGCTTTGAAGAGACGAGATCTGCTGCTGCATCTTCTGGATAGTTCCAACCTCCTTATCCTCGCGAAGAGTTATATCGTAGGTAGGAATCTTTCCATCTTCTTCCTTGATCGTGAGCTGGTCTATGGATATTACACCGCCAATGCTAAGATCCGTATCTTCGAACTCCATCAGGTCTCCGGCTTTGAGCGTGTCATGAAGACTCTTGATAGCTCCGGTCGTATCCTCTTTGGTCTGGTCATGCTGTCTTGCCATGAAAAGCTCATCAACCTTTGGCTGGTAGACATATCTTGTATAGTCGTTCTTATCAAGATACGCTATTGCGTACTTAAGGAGCTTCAAAGACGCAGCATTGACATACGAATCAGGAAGTGTAATGCCGGTAAGAACAAAATGGTCGCCTTTCCTGATAGGATAGTCCTTGTATGGAAACCAAAGCTCAAGAGCATCGTCCTTGATTCTCTCGATAGTAAGTCTCCATCTACCATCAACCTTGGTTGAGGATGCCACTTTGAATGTTCGTCCGCCGCACATACCATCCTTCATAGAGATAGAGAAGTCATCATCCTTAAGGTCGTTGATATCGAAGTCGATAGCCTTATTGAGGTATATATCAACATTCCTTACTGTTTCATTGTCGCCAAATCTTCCGTCATCATCAGGAGCAATACCCTCATCAATCTCATCCACACGCACGCCACCGATTTCCATTTCCTCGATAGTAGGGTAGATTTCAATAACTCCATTCGTCTTGTCGTCAGTATCAAAGAACTGTGACGCCGAACGTAGACCAATCTGATCGATGTTGATGGAATCTATGTATGGTCTATGCGGGTCAGTAGAGAATCTGTGTTGTTTCCCGGTAGGGTTCACGTACTTCTTCTCCTCATCCGTGAGTGAATCATAGAAGTCACTCAGCGATACATGAGGAAATCCTGGCAGCATAAGCCTGTTGATTGACATATTGTTCGGGAGATTCTCTGCATATTCCTTCATGGACGAAGGAACGATCTTCTTGTTGAGGCCGGATGTGATATACATCTTCGTGTTTCCTGCCTTAACCTGTGCAATGAACGCATCCAGCTTCTCCTTTGATTCCTCATCTCCACTATCAACCTGAGTTCCTTTTAGCTCAGAGTAGAATCTGCATTTGTTAGAGTTGTACGCCTGTGTCACATAACCCGTAATGATAGTCTGGAAATCGAATGTTACCTGAAGAACCCAACCAAAAGACTGTTCCTGAGACTCGCCGGAAACAATGTATTTCCTCTTATTCTTGAAATACGTCTCGATATAATCGATGTCCAGTTCAAGCTCAACATTCGTGCTTGCCTCAACAACTTTCGTTATATTAGCCACATACTTTACACCTAGGTCGGCATAGTAGTGGGAAGGAAGATTCTTTTCGGAACCATAAGCTCTCAATCTCGTAACGACACTCTGGTCGGAATCAGCGTTTTGAACAATCTCATACAATCCTTCACCGAGACCGTACTTGAATATATGGTTTGCCTGTATTCCGGTAGTACCGACATATACGTTTCTTCCTCTGACGATGAAGTTTATGTCCCACTTCTCGTTCACAAGCGAAAGGGCCTGCCAACAGGTCTGTGAATCCACTGTGATAGACATCGATTCGATGACGTTATCTCTTGTTCCTTCGCCGTACATTGACATCCACTCGCTTTCCAGGGCACCACGCTGCACGGAACGCTCCATGTTCCTGGAGTAAATCTTCCAAAGACCCTTACCAATCTGCTCGTCGAGGTTCGCCTGAATCCTGTCAAGCAAATCGTCCAGAGTCTGTACGTAGAATGGGAATTTCGGTAGGGCGGTGTAGTGGAGTTCGTTGTCGTTCAATACCACATCGAGGAATTCAGCTCTAGCAAGCTCATCCTGCAATGCATTGAACTTTACGCTGTCATATACGAAGCCCTCACCGTAGGTGTCAGGTCTTGCCTGCTTATCTTTGCCCGGCTCGTAGTTGAGCTCAAACCGCTCGCCACGATAGACAATATAGTCGCCTATCTGAAAGTTGATAGGCACTTCATGCTTGAAATTGATAGTCACGAAGCACTCACCCATCCAAGAATCGGAGTATTCCAATCCATGAACGGTTATCTGCTCTCCGTTAACGTCTGTCAGCTTCGAGCCATCCTTATGATAAATATTCCAAGTACTCATGTGTCTTTATCCTAAATTTGAAATACTGCCCTGTGCGTCCATGATTGGCTTGATGTCAGTAACAGGGTCGTTAAACTTGAAAGTAATAGAGAGGACTAGCAAGTCCTCGTTATCCGGATCCCTATATAGGTTTGGATCAATATCCTTAAGTCTTACATGCTGTCTTCCGATTCTATTGAAGTCGCAATACATCTTCATCATGCCTGACTTGCGGATGTAATCAATAAAAGCCTTACATTTCTCGTTAGCGCCGAAAGCCTCACCGTGGAACATAAACTTAACCTTATTCTCGTAGGCTGCCATATAAAGTCCATCCTTTCCGATATATTCGTCATCACCATGCTCATCGTGCCACTCCCTTTTCGCTGGTTCCTTGACAGAATCACAAGGCTTGAACGGACTCTCGCTAACGTACATACCGAAGTCGGCGATGGAGTCCTTTACCTCGTTCCCATCGCCTTCCTTCTGCATGTATATCCTGAAATAATCTTTCATACCTTAATTCAACTTTTTATAATTGCAAATATACAAAAAATAGAATAAATATGCAAGAAATACTCAATTAAAAATGCATAAATATACAAAATGGGGCACGAATATAGATCCGCGCCCCCGATTATTACTTCATCTTCAATGATTTTGTTCCGTTAAGAACTCTATTGAAGTTGTCGTTATACTCAACGAATATACTTTCAATCCTCTCGGCCGCATCCGCATTGCGTAACGTATTTCGAGCAATCGCATTGAGTTGTGTCAGCTGAGACTTCGCGATCTCACTCATCTCTGGATAGTACTTAGCTTGTTCTGCTCTCATGACAGAGCAATCGAGCCTAATTGCGTTGAGGTATGAGGCAATCAAGTCTCCGGCCTCCTCGGTAATACTCTTGACTGAGTTCCTTGATGACGAACTGCTGTTGTCGGACCATCCATATACTTTCTTAAGATAGTCACGAGTAGCTTCTATCTGCTTTGAGAGCTCATCTGTGCTGTTCTTTACGTCGGCATACTCGGCTCCTGTGTATTCTGAAATAACATTTCCGTTGGAATCCTTAATCTTGTCACCATTCTCAGCGTACCCCTGAGTCTTCTTCAAAAGAGCCTTAATCTTGTCTCCATATTTATTCTCAATCATGGAGTTCAAGATGGTCTTCTTCAGGTTGTCCTCAAAGTGCTCAACGAGATTATCTGACGAATTCTCCATCGTTGCCATTGCGTCACCCCAGGAAGACACCAGGTCAGAGAACTTGTTACCGGTCAGCTTTTCAGTCACCGCCTCAATCATGTCATCAGCCTTCTCGCCATACTGGATGAGTTTTTCCAGGTAATCCCTGAACTCTGAGTCCATGTTAGCCCAAAGACCAGTGTAATCCTTCTTGATCTTCGACAATGTATCAGCGTTCATGTTAAGCATGTCTTCCATGCCATTGAACTGAACGCCATACTTCGAAGAGATATCGCCGGCAACATCACGCCAGTTCTGACCATTGTACTTGTACGAACCCTTCCACATTCGATACCAGATGGAGTGGGAGCCAGCAGACGAACCAGAGTTGAGCCTCTTCTGGGCTATAACCTTAGTCTGCTCAATCTCGGCTTTGAGCATTTCCTGAGCTTCCTTGGATGCCTCTATGGCCTCAGTACCCCAATGGATATTCATATACTCAGTCTTCTTGGAGATGAGGGAATCCCAAATGGATGTAAGGTTGTCGTACTCAGCCTTCGCCTTTTCGTAACTGCTGTAGTCTGCGCCGAATGCCTTGATGAGAGAACCACCAATACTCAACGCTGCGGAAGCGGCTGCCGCGTATGGACCAGCCCCCTCTAGAAATCCAAGACCCTTCATTTTACTTAGGGTGTCAAAGGCTCCAGCTGTACTTGCTGCCGAAGAGAATGCGCCTGATGCTCCACCAACAATTTGACCAAGGATTGAATCCTCTTCTCCCATAGCCTTAAACAGATTGATTACCGGGTCAAGAACCGTATTGAGTGCCTGCATCTTCGTCGCAAGTTCAGAGATTGCTTTAGACGAGTCGGCGTACGCTGACTGCTGATCATTCTTCAGACTCGCCTTTGTTCTTACGCCGCCTGCGATACCAAGTCTAGAAGCCTCCTCCTTGGTGACGAATATCTTCGCAGTATCGCCCATGCCGCCAAGACGCTCATTTATGAACTTCCCGATAGCCTTACCACGATTCACTCCTCCGAAGATGAAACCGAACGGATTTCTGCTAATCTGCTCATTTCTGAGCTTATCTAGGGCATCTCTGAGTTGTTTGATGGATTCTACAGACAGACCGGTAGTCATGGAGAACTGGTCAATCTTCTCAATCATCGAGTTGATTGTTGCCGAGGATACCCTATCGAGGTCATCGAAGATAGCAACCCAATCAGATTCCTGCTTGAACTTTTCAAACTGGAGCTTTGCCACATTCTCGTTGTGAGTTTTTGTGGCTCCGGTCTTGGCTCTGTCTCTCATCTGTGGGTCTTCGATGCCCTTGATGAGGTCAAGCTGCCTCTCGTATTTTCTGTTTTCATCCTCAATCTGCTGGGCGATGGTTGCATTCTTTTCAATCAGACTAGCCATCAGGTCGATGGTCTCCTTCTTGATCTTATTGTTCTCATCTTCCAGCTTTTTGCGGATATCGTAAACACGAGTCTCCTCGCCATACTTATCCTTGACATTTTCAAGACTCATTCCCTTAACCTCGTCCGTAGTCAAGTTAAGTCCGGACTGAACGTTGTCGTGCTTTACCGCAATATCGAGCTGCGCCTCCAGGAACCTCTTGTATGTATCAAACTGAACAGTTCCTCCGAAAGCTATGTTTTCTGAACCCTTCTTGTTTCCTGTCAGCTCATATATCTTCTTGTATGTCTCATACTGCTCGGATATAACATCAAGCTGCTTGTTGAGCACATTCAGCTCATCTCTTCGCTGGTCTTCAAGAAGCTTTCGGTTTTCAGTCTGAATACCGGCCTTCTCGTTTGCAGCGTAGTCCAATCTGTCCTTCGTTGACGCAGGGAGAGTCTTCAAGAGCTCCTTGATGGAAGTCTCGTAGTTGGTATAATCAGAGATAGGGAATCTCTTCTTGTCACCAAAGATAGCCTCAAACTCTCCGTCGTTTGCTAGTTGACCGAGAGCACCCTCACCGTAAAGTTCCTTGAACTTCTTGATTTCAGCGTACATTTTCTTATACAAGTCGATGCGATCACGGAGATCCTTCAACTGTTTATCTTCTTTGCGACCTGAATTTCTATTTTTCCCTTTCGGAACCTTATTGGACTTCTTTCCGCTTCCGTCATAGTCGTAATAAAGCAAATCTTTTGCGGCCTGCTTTGCCGTCTTCCAAGCCGTATAGAGCTCATCGGTTTTTTTTGCTTTAGAAGCCTTAGCAGAAAGATACTCGTTCTTGGCTTTATCAATATCAGACTGCGCTGAATTTCTAGCGGAATACCAGCTATCCTCTTTGCCCCACTTTTCTGCAAACGCTTTGTACTTTCCTGATGTCTCGCTCATAATGAGACCGCTATATCTGCTTGGTATTCTTTTCACAAGCTCACTCTGCAAGTTATTCAGCTTTTCGCCACCGTCAAGAACGAGCCTGATAACAGCCTGGAAGTTTGATGCAGCAAGCATATTCTGAAGAGTACGTTCCAGTTCCGGATATTGTCTGATGAGACCGTTCTTGGCATCATTCATCAGCTCTTTCACCTTCGCCTTCTCCGCGTCGTTAAGTGGAATACTTGCCTTTATCTTCTCGCCAATCATCGGGAAAGACTTATCAATCAAAGCAATCATACTATTAGATACCTCTGCCTGTAGCCATGCACTCTTGTCCCCACACCCGAATGCCTGTAAGATAGATGTTCTGATAATATCAGCCTTATCCTCTGGAATACCCATTGAGGAGAATATACCACTCATAGCCTGCATCGCGGCCTCACGCATTTTTTCATCTTTCCCGATATCGCCGAACCTCTTCGCAAGCTCCTTCTTTAGTGATTCTATATAGTTGTCGTATGCAGTTTCATTAGCATACAACTCCTTATCTCCCGTGGAAGCGTCAGAGGCCATAGCTGCTACACGCATCTCTTCTCTCTTCTTGAAGGCATCAATAACATCTTCCGTTGCATCACTCAAATCCGAATAATAGCCTCTGTTGCTGAGCTTTGCGCTAGCAATATCATTGGCTTCTTTTAGCAGCTTAATCTCTTGCTCAAGATACTTAAGACGATCAGCGTGACTTTTCTTTTCTTCTGCCGTCATCAGCATATTCTTGTAACTATAAGGGGCAAGTTCTTTCAACTTTTCCTTGTAGCTATCAATCATATTGTCAATCTCCTTTGTGTCGCCACCGGATATTGCAATGTTCACGTTGTTATCACGGAGAAAATCTCTTATCTGCTTGTTTTTGTCGGCAATCTCGTCCTGAGTCTGCTTTATCTTTTGACTGAGCTCCTGATATTCACTGATAGCGTATGTAATGCCAAAAGTAACAGCAGTAATGATAAGGCCAGGTAAACCTCCTATAGCTGACCAGATTCCAGCTGCAAGAGTCTTAGCTCCTGTACCTATAACTCTAAATGCAGCCAAAGCCGATGCCTGGAATCCTGTCCACACATTCTTTACAGAAGACAAAGTGGTAGTAAGAGACATAGAACGCATTGTCGCTAATGTGCGCAACATTTCCATCCTAATAGTCTTCTCGCCGGTCTGTCTCAGCACAATACCTCTATATATGCTATATTGCTCGGCTGTGATTTTGCCAGATAATCGCAACTGATTGAGCTTCTCGGTCGTCAATGCTCTAGCGTTAGCCAGTGCTCTCAGGTCTGCTCCTGTAATCTGATTCTTCGTCGCGAGAATCCTTTGCTCTATCTGTGTTAGTGCCTGACCCTGCAACACCTTATTCTGAATATCAGATGCGAGATTTGCCTTATTCGAAAGAAAGCTGGAAGCCGTATTGCCTGCCGCCATCTTCTTGAATGCGTAACCTGCGAATATTGCGCCAATAGGCATCGCAAGAGTGTGCAGGGACTGAACCAGAGCAGTTGCTCCATCAATGGCGGTCTTGAAGAACTTACCAACGAGCGCATCACCACTCGCAAACTCGGCAAGCATAATCTCCCAGGCATCCTTCAATTTATTGTAACGTCCAAGCAGAGTCTCACTCAGAACCTGCTGCATATTGTAGAACTGACCGCCTGCATCTGTCATTTGCCAAAAGATAGACTTCACATCATCGAAGCTTACCTCTCTGTTAGAGATACGAGTCTTAATCTCTGATGTAGAGACATTTCGACCCTCCTGCTTAGAGTAGAACTTTGATAACTTATCAAGCAAAGGAATGCCGGCGTATGCAATCTGACGAAGTTCCTTGCCATCGAGCCAACCGCGAGCCTGTACCTGGCCAAACGCCAATGCGATACGGTCAAAGCTAACACCAAGACCGGAAGACATATCCGCAAGCCTCTTGGTTGTGTCATAGAGCTGGTCGTACTCAACTCCATACGCAGCCAACTGCTTAACATCTCGGTTCAACTCAGAGAACGTAAATGGCGAATTAAGAGCGAGTTCCTTAATCTGATTGAACATTGTATTCGCATTCTGCATATCACCAAGGATTGACTGGAGAGCAATATGCTGCTTCTCCATCTCACCACCAGTAGTGATGATGCTCATAGCGAACTGCTGTGCGCCGAACACAAGACCTCCCTGCAAGAAAAGTGACTTCAAATCCTGTACGGTTGAATTCAGCTTTCCTGCATGACTGTTGGCTCTCTCGAAGCCGCGGACCAAATCAGACTGAACCTTTGCAGCCGTTTGAGCAATCTCCTGTTGCCGCTTCTGTTCAAGTTCAATTCCTCTTTGAACCTCTCGGTTTACTGCTTTCTGGTCTTGAAGAACTCTCGAAGCTAATGTAGTATCATGACCGCTACCGATGTTGCCAAGCTGGCCAAGATAACCCTTCCATCCTATAGGAGACGAAAGGCTGTCTTTTATATTTTGCAGCTGTCTCATTATAGAAATGAGTCTATGTATTTCAGCCTCCGTCTTGCTTACATCTGCACCGATAGAGATACCCCTGCTGTATTCCGAACGAAGCTGACGAACCTTGTTGCCGAGAGAATCGTATCGGCGTTCGGTGTTCTTCAACTCGTTCTGACGCTGCTTCTCATTTGCTTTTGCCTCGCGTGCTGCGTCTGCCTCGTCTTTCTTTCGCTTTTTCTCAGCATCTTGTTCTGTCTTGTATCTTTCTAAGATAGCATTCTTTACAACTTTAGCATAAGTCTTTGCTTCATCTATAGCATTGAGATATCCGGCACTCTTTACGACATCAGATGCTGTGAGTCCTGTGATAGGATGAATACCTCCGTTATTCCTGATCTGTTCTAATTCAGTCCTGTATTTAGACAGCTCTGACAACGATTGACGTATGTTGTTCGTTGAATCGACGCCAAACATCTGTATTCCTTCACCATGGCGTTTGTTGATTTCGTCAATAATAGAAGATAACTTATGAAGTTCTCTCTCTGCCTTATTTGCCTCAGTGGCAACGCTGTTAGGGAATATGTTGAATCCAGCACCTTCCTTAGACACCTCTCCGAGTATGCGTCCTATTTTGTACAACCCGTCCTGGACAGACTCCAACTGCTGGAGTTTTTTCGAACTAAAGAAATCTTCGCTTGAAAATACGCCAATGTTACGACGTAATTCTTTAACGAAGTTGTTTAGCTTTTCAAAACTACGACCTCCCTTATCTCCAATACCTTTTGTTGCTTCGGATATTGCTTCCAAAGCATTCTGCGCCTGCTTACCAGTAGCATCAATCTTGTTTAATTCTTTGGTAATCTTTTTGGTTTCCTCTTCAATTCTCGATTTGAGAGTGAGCGAGAAACTGAGGTCTCCCATATTTCCACCTGCCATATCCTGAATATTTTAAAATTAGAGTTTATTGTTTAAGTAATCAGCAAGACTTATCTTCTTGCCAATGAGGCTTCCCTCATTCTTCTTTTTCTCCACCCACCTGTCGTAGAGGTCATCCATCTCCTTTTTGGTGTGCTTCTTTGGACCACCTTCCTTCTTGGTCTTAGGATAGACAACAAGAGGCTGGTCTGCAACCATGAGGTCAATCTGTGCCGATGAATAGCCCCACCAGTAGTCGTAGGCTGCAATGAAGTACTTGCGCTGAAAGAGGAAACCGAACTTCTCCGCTAGCGAGAAGGCTGCTCCCCAGCTGGTTCTGCTTGGATAGCTTTTGCTTCGCTCCTCGTCATCGTCATCATCACGTCCGTCATCCCGGTCGCTAATATGGTAGCCAGTGAGAATGCGTTCGATGGAATTTTTTTTTTAGAAACATCGAGGACCCTCAGGACCTCTACCACATCCACATCCTTGATATAGTAGAGCCAACGCCAGTAGATCCAATACAGGAATCGTATCTTCCAGATGTTGTTGAGGAGAATGCAGACGCAAATCTTGACGTTGCGCTTCCATTCGTTCTTCTCCTTTGCCCTGATGTGGGAACACCTGCTCATGGTTCCCTTGCGAAGCCAACCGAGCTTGTGCTTCTTTCCACGGAACACGAACTCGGTAGGCTCGTCGTGCAGTACGCTGTCGAGCAACTCCTGTAAGTCCACCGAAGGCTGCTCAATTTTCTTTTCTTCTGCCATGATTGTATGCTATTAAATGAAGAAGGGCGGCACGGCTGTTGATTAGCCTGCCGCCCAACGGTTTGTTATCCTGAATCTAATTACCTAAAGAAGCCTTTTCTCTTGATTAACCGCCAATGCCTGGTTCACCAGCACCTGGAGCCTTAGTAAGCCAAGCGATGCTGCGCATGCCTGCGCCCTCGATAGAACCGGCGAACTTGAATGCAACTGGCTTTGAACCAGTGTCATCCCACTGCAACGTTGCATAGAGGGCAATGTTTGTCACAATCATAAGGTTCTCCTTCTCATCGTCAACGATGACGATAGTACCCTTAATCTTGAACTTCTTAGGCTCAACTGCAACTCCGGTAAAACCGGTAGTAGCATCGAGAGTCGCGTCACCAGTACCCTTCAAGGTAACCTTGGTCAACTCTGTGATTGCATCCTCGCCGAACATGATTTTCAGCAGGTCCTTTGCCTTTGAAGGAACAACGAACTCTACATTGAAGTCGCCGAGCTCTGCGGTAGTTGCCCAGTCGCCGGCAAGACCGATAACTTTGTAGTGGTTGATGGTTGGATCATCCATAGTCGCCTTCAGCGAGTCAACGGTAACCGGAAGCTCAACCTCTGGGGTGATGTCAACTGTAGCCTTGCTCAAATCGGTAATAGCCTTTGAGTAGAGCAGAGTTTTAGGACCATTGAAAATGTCCTTCATCTTGTCAATAGTTGTCATAGCCATAATCTAAAATATTTTAAATTGTTATACCTGAATACTTATCTAGTACGTAACCTTCCCTGTATGATTGTCACGGAAAAACCTGCGCCGTCGTCAGCCTGGATAGCAACGTTCGGTCTAGTAACGATGATGTTGTCTGTAGAAATCGGGAATCTTTCGAGGACCGCCTTGACTTTCTTATCCATTTCCGCAGGACTGAAACCATTCGGATTCGCCGAGGAGGCCTTATCTCTTACATACACCTCTATCTGGATAGTGGTAGTATAGTAGTTGTAGGAGCCATCGTAGTTCATCTCGTTGTTTCTGATTGTGTACGGAGCATTTACGACGATGTAGCTACCTATTTTGGTATCCACGGCCTTAGGACGATTCCTGGGATACACCTTGTCGCATATACCCTTTACTGCGTTTCCTAAGTCGAAATATATCTGCTTGATATCTACCATAGCTTACAGTTTGTTAAAAGTTGAACTATTGGCGTACACTACGCAGGCATCGAACATATCCGGAAGAGACTCGTATGTGTTGTAAACTGTCTCGAAAATGCGGTTTTCCTTATCGAATACTGCATATTCAACAGGACATATCGCAACGAGTGCCCAGTCTTTCCCGGTAGATTTCACCTTTCCGATACGTCCGTAGATAAGGTTAGGACCCCATTGGTGACCACCACCGACTTTACCGGTATAGCCTTTGTTTTCACCTCCGTCGTAGTAGAACGGGAGATTATATTTTTCTCCCTCCGCCAGGGTTACTCTCGTTGGTGCTTTTTCACCCTTCGAGGCACGCACCATGTAAATGAGCTTTCCTTTGTAATACACTGCTGCATAGAACGAAGTATATGCGTTACCGGTGATGTTGTAAAACGTCCTGTTCTCTTTGAAATAGTTGACGGTTCTGTGAGCAAGTTCCTGCATAATCGCAAGCATCTTGTCATACGCCAGCTTTTCGACCCTTGGCTTAATCTGATGCTCGAACTGCGCTCCGATAGACAGACGCTTTCCGCTAAAGTATTTCGCCATAATCTAAACCCTAGTGAGATTCCAGTAAACGACAGTCCTGTTATTATCCGGCTCGCAGTCCTTGACCATACCTACCTCGGTGTTGTTGCCGACAGTGGAGTAGATGGTGTCGCCGTCAAGAGGACATCTGTCAGCATCCCATTCGTCATATCTGACCGGAATCGATGCCTTCCTCTTGTTCTGGTCGACGTTCTTGTCTCCCTCTGTAGTGGTATCTGTGTAACTGCGACCTTCGCCATAGTAGAGAATGATTTCCTTGTCCTCACCAACTGGAGCATCATCATCGGCAAACGGGTCATCAGGGTCGGCTTTTCCGACGACCTTCCTCACGATCTTTATGATGTGAGGGTATCTTGGGTTTCTGATGTTTTCCTTTTCCATACGCCTTATTTGATGATGTGAGGGAGAGGTTCTCCCCAAGGAGAATAATTCGCCCTCTTTACTCCGTGGGAGGTCACCCGGAAGGTGGACTTCTTCTTGAGCATCGAATCAGGCTCCAGCTCCGCATAGATAGCGTTGGCCTCTGCCTTCATCTCGCTCCTGTCGTTATCCGACATGTCATAGCCACCTCCCGAATGAGTCCATCCGTTATCGGAATCGGAGGTGTTGTTCGCCTTGCTCGGACCAAGAACAAACCATTTCAGCATGTCGGCATAGGCAAGTCTTACCTTGTCCTTGTCGCAGGCTTCGAGGTCGATGCCGTTTTCAAGCTCCCTGTCGTGCATGATGCCCAACAGAGCCTTCATCGGCATCTCGAACTTCACCTTATTAATAAGGTAGTCGTTCACAGTGTAAATGTTCATCTCCGAATCCATAGTCATACAATCTAGTTACGTTAAAGAATTAACCCTTCTTGGTGATGTCGATAATCCAACGGTAAGGAGAATCGAGCATGGCAGGAACAGAAGCGAGGAACAAGTCTGTCTTGAACTCCTGGAACATACCGTTCGCTGTGACCATGTTACGAAGCAAACCGAGGCGGTTGTTGGTCTGTGCCCAAGCAACATCCACGAGCTTGTTACCGAGAGTGTCGAAAATTCGCTTATCGAGAATTTCCTTGCGCATGAAACGCAAAGGCTTGCCAGCAGGGCGAAGAACGACTGTTCCGTCTGCCCAACCACGAATCTCTGTAACTGTGCCATCGAAGCGCTTGTTGTGCTCAACCTCATCGACAATCTCGATAGGAGAAAGACCGTTGAGGTCAGCAACAGACTTCAAGAACATTGCGTTGTTTGGACCGTAGTTCTGCAAAACTGCCACAAAGTTAGCGTTCGCCCAGCTCTTGTACAACTCAGCAATCTGCTTGTTCTTCAAGAATACGTTATTGTAGTCGTTCTTAGTCATCTGCCATACGAGAGGTACACTGCGGTACTCGATGTTCTTCTTGCGCCAATCCTCCTCAAGCTTGCGCATCTGCTCAAGCAAGTCGCAGTTTGGATCGTTCCAGGCAAGTGTACCCGCCTTTTTGAAGTTCTCCTTTGGAACCTTTGCGTCATACAGAGGCTCCTGGATACCACGACCAATCTTGTCGTAGTCGATGAAACCGGTAGAACTCAACTGGGCTGACATGTAGGTCATAGTCATGTCGAGTGAGTCGTACAATACCTGTACCTTGTCGAGGTAAGCATCAACCAGGTCAGCGTCGTTGCCGAACTCATCCTGGAGAAGCTTCATCTTGTGGTAACGCTCTGTCGCAGTCTCACGGAAGCCGTCAGCAGCGAAGTCTGGAATTGAAGCGGTGTACCACTCAATACCCTCATGGTCGTTCTGATAGCCCTCGCCGAGAGGAGCACGGAGGTTCATCAAGGTTGCAGGGTTCAATGTACGTGTGCGAACCTTGAAGGTTGCATCACCATTGTTAGATGTAGGGGTGAGATTTGGGTCAATGTCACCCTGTGTCAGATACCAGCCGTTGTTACAGCGAAGTACGCCGTCACGATTGACGAACTTCTGAAGGTAAGTGTTGTTACCCTTACCAGTGAAGAACTTCGCAAGCTGCTCGACACCAATATCAATTTTTGCCATAATCCTGAATCAATCTTTTTACGTTAGACAATAGGTTAAATATGCCAGAACTCTGGGTAGAGTGACTTGTTCATCGCCTTGACAGCAGGAGGAACAGGACCCATACGGTCAAGCCACATAACGCAGTCTGGATTCAACATACAGAAGTTGACGTTTGTACGAGGCTTGTGGTACTTGTCGCCGCCGGCATCGAAATAAGGGAAGTCGTTGTCGCTCGGAGCAAAGCAGTTAGGGTTGGTAACCATAGGCAATACGGATTCGCCTGCACTTGCAGCCTCAACCAATACGTCACCTACCTTCAATGCGCCGAGAGCAGCAGAAAGAGTAACCTTCCAAACATCACCTGCGGTGTCGTCAGTCGTAGCCTCAACGGCAGAGACAGTCACGCCCTTTGCTTTTGTCTTAAAGTCCTTCTGACCGACCATGATGGTGTCGCCAGGGAACGGGATGTGAACAAAGCCGTTACGAACGATGTAGATGTCTGTGTCTGTAGCCGCAGCGGTAGCCTTTGCCACGCCGTAAGCCTTCAGAATCTTGATGGTAGCACCAGGACCATCGTTGCCTGCTGTAAAGCCAAGGTCGTGCTCGATCAAGTCACCGGCATAAATCTTAGCCTGGCCCTTGAATGGGTTGACAAGCTTACCACCAATAGGTGGGTGAACGAAGGCATTCTTGATGAGTGCCTCAAGGCCAGCAAACACGTATCGGGTTCCACCGACCTTACCTTCTGTCTGAACAATGGTTGCGCCGTGGTTCAGCATACCACGAGTACCCATCTGTTCCATGTAGGAAATAGAAGTGTTGTCCATAATCTTTTTACCTTTTTAAAATTGTTATCCTGAAATTACTTCTTGTCTCCACCGCCGAATCTCTTCTTTCGACGCTCGGCCACTTCTTCCATAAACTTGTCATCATCTGTGGACGTGCCTCCGCTAGACGTGCGACTGCCTTTTGCAGGAATACCGTTTTCACCGGTAGCCTCCTTGTACTCTGCGGTGTAGATCTTCTCAGCCTTAGAAACCAGGTCGTCGATGTTGGCATCTTCGTCCGGAATCTCCAGCTTTGCGATTGCAGCATTGAGGAAGTAGTTCTTCATTTCAAGGTTTGCCTTGTCGAACTTATCCTTCAAACCTGCCTTTACAGACTCGATGGTCGCCTTCCTTGCAGCCTTCTTGTCTCTTTCTACGTTAGCTTCCTTGAGGGCTTTGATTTCTTTGAGAAGCTCGTTGTATTTGTCGTCAGGATCGTCACCCTTGTTAACCTCATTACGCTTGCGCTCCTCTTCCTCTTCCTTCTTCTTGCGTTCAGCCTCCTCCTTACTCTTCTTTACCTCGTCAGAGATATTCTTGTGCAAGTTGCCGTTGATACGCTTCAGACGGTTTGCTAACTTGGTAACCAACTTGGAATTTGCTTCCTCGTCATCACCGAAATCTTCCAAAACATCATCAAGTTCCTCATTGATGGTCTTTTGGCTAAGTTCTTTGAACTTGGTGGTGTCAACCTCCTTGTTCACTAATGCTAAGAGTTCCTCTCTTGTCATGTTGTTTTTTGATTAAAAATGTTATCCCGAAAGTGGTCCCTCCACCTCGAAAACGTATAAATATACCTTTTGTTTTGCAAATATATGAATAAATATGCAATTATCAAAGAAAAATTGTATATTTTTGCAGTAATAAATGTATATTTATGCAGAAAGATGTATTTTCAGGATTAAAATTGGATAACGGAGAGCCTATTTACACTCAAGAGTATATCCAATCATTAAGAGACGCCGACAAGAAGCATCCCGACAAGCTGAAGATTATAGCTCAGCGTGGCGGTCAGGAACGCATGCTGTCTATAGACGCTGATATTAAGATAGTTGGCGGTTCGCGAGGTGGCTCAAAATCGTTCTCTTCCCTAATGGAAGTTCTGAAGGATATTAAAAATCCAGATTTTCATGCAACAATTCTTCGTAACGAAAAAGACGACTTACAGTCCTTAGTGACAGACTCTTATAAATTGTTCTCCCAATTTGGAACTTACAATAAGTCACAAAATGATATGACCTGGAACTTCGATAACGGAGGATGGCTCAAATTCTCGTACTATGCTGGAGCCTATCAGGACTTCAAGACACGATTCCAGGGTCGCCAGTATGCCTATGTCTGCATCGATGAGGGTACTCAGTGCCCATACAAAAAGTTCAAGTACCTCTTGACCAACAATCGAAACGCAGCGCATATCCGAAACCGCTTCTGGATTACCTGTAACCCGGACCCGGAATCTTGGGTGAGAAAGTTCATTGACTGGTGGGTTGACGAGAATGGATACATTATACCGGAGCGAGATGGAGTTATCCGATACTGCTTCATGGATGGTGATACACCGGACTCAATCTACTGGGGTAACACAAGAGAAGAGGTATACGAACAGTGCAAGGGCATCATCGATAGCCTCTGGAAGGACAGCTACGAGGAACTTGGATACACAAAGCTCGAAATGTTCATCAAGTCAGCGACATTCATCCGTGCAGATGTATCTGAGAACATCAAGCTTATCTCTACAGATGCGTCATATCTCGCCAACCTTGCCCAGCAGGACGAGGAACAGCGCATGCGAGACCTGGAAGCTAACTGGAACTGGAAAGCTGCCGGTGATGACATGATCAAGATGGAAGACCTTGATGAAATCTACGACAATGCAGAACAGATAGGAGATGGAAAACGCAGAGCTTCTGCCGATATTGCTTTCACCGGCGGCGATAACTTCGTGATGTGGCTCTGGGAAGGATGGCACTGCAAAGACTTGGTTGTTCTGAGGCTGGACCCAAAGACTCTTGTTTCGGTAGTTGAGGCTAAGCTGAGAGAGTGGGGTGTAGAAGAATGCAACTTCACTTACGATATGCAGGGTATCGGTCAGTACTTCAAGGGATTTTTCAAGGATGCCGTCCCATTCAACAACCAGGCCGCACCTATCGCTCAGAGCCATCAGGAAGAGGAAGGAATCAAATACCTTTACAAGGACTTGAAATCCCAGTGTGCATTCCTTTTCTATAAGATGATAAAAGAGAAGCAGATTTCCATCGACTCAGCCCTGCTTGAAAGAAAGTATTCCGGAAACGGATTCGACAAGGTTCCTCTCAGACAGATCCTTCAGAAGGAGCGTAAGATGCTCAGACGTGACGAGAATAGCGATGATAGGGGATTTAAGCTATTACCTAAGAAGATTGCCAAGAAATATGTCGGGCACTCGCCTGACTTCTTTGAATCTTGGTTCTACGTAATGATATTCAGTTTAACAAAAAAGAAAAATAAAAAGGTAAAAGGATTATGGATGCTATCAAGGTAACAAATTTCAGAAAGATTCTGGTAAAGAAGCCTTTCTTTGAACTCACGCCAAAGGGGTACATGAACCACGATGGCTATTGCGGGAACGAGGTGTCCGATAATGAAGACCCTCAGATGCCGCAAGATACATTGTACAGAGTGATTAAGACTCAGAAGGACTTCCTTCGTGAGTTCTATCCTACGTCCCACAAAATCTTCGACAAGGATCTCTACCCTGACATCTGGAGAAAGAACCCGGAAGACGGGAAATGGTATGTCCAGGAGATTCAAAGAACGGCATTTGCTTTTCAGCAGGTTATTCATACGAAGCACGTTCTCCACATGACAGGTAACGATATTCAGTTTGAGCTTGCCGGTGATCCTGAGATGAAGAAACAGGAAGAGTATATTAATCTCCTTGCCAAGTTCAAGAAGGGATGGTATATGCGCGATATGGAGATTCGTCACTATGAGGCCGTAAGTTCGTACATGAAGGTTGCTGAGGCTGCTGTAGTCGGATTCTTCGATAAAAACAAGAAATTCGGTACTCGCACATTGGCTTTCGATAGAGGAGACACATTGTATCCCCAGTTCGACCCTCTTACTGGTGAACTCGTTGTGTTTGCTCGCAAGTATTACGACTTCGACGAGGAAGGTAATGAAAAGATTGAATGGGTAGAGGTGTGGGATGACAAGACATTCTACCGCTTCAAGAAGCAAGTTAACGAAGGCAGGGTTAAGGAGACTATCAAGAGAATTGCCAAGATATTCGGAATCGACGACTACACTTGCGTTGAAGAGAAAGCTCACGGCTTCCCATTTATCCCTGTTGCATACGTAAGAAACGATGACGGACCATGCTGGTCTGTTGTACAGAAGAACATCGAGGACTACGAGGAAGCTTTCTCTTATCTCTGCGAGAACAACAAGGCTTACGCCTTCCCTATAATGAAGTTGAAGGGCGATGGTGACGACATTACCGTTGTTGGAGATACAGACGGATCGGCTAAGATGATTCAGATTACCGATACGAATGGTGATGCTGACTTCATTAACGGAACAGACGCTTCCAATGCATTTGCGACACAGCTCAACAAGTCGTATGACCTTATCTATGAGCTTTCGTTCACAGTAAAGCCACCGGAGCTGAAGTCGGGTGACCTTCCGGGCGTTGCCATCAAGCTGCTCTATTCTCCTGCTATCGAGGTTGCTGAGAACGATGCTAAGAAGATGCATCCGTTCCTGGATCAACTTGTTCGTATCTCAAAGTATGGTATCGGAGTTGAAGAAAACTGCATGGCCACTATGACCGGTCTTCCTATTCACGCTTGGGTGGAAATCTATGTGCATCAGAATAAATCTGAAATAATAACAAACTTAGCGACAGCGGTTCAGAACAACTTCCTCTCAAAGCAGACTGCATCTGAGCGTTGTCCAGACTTCCCTGTCAACGACGAATACGACCGCATTATGCGAGAGAAGAAGGAGGAAGACCAGCAGGACCTCCTCATGGATATGCAACGTGCGGATAACGAAACTCAAAATGCAATCGAGGAGCAGAAAGCTACTTTGAATATTCAGAATGGAGGTAGTGGAAACGTACGTACGGGTCGCGGAGCTGGACGCCCAAATAAGTCTGGAACCAAATGGGACGAGAATCGGAACGCCCCGAATGAGAACAACTGGCAGCACTACAACCAAACCCATTAATAGCCTATGGATGAATTAAAACGTTCTGTCGATTACAGCAGAAAGCGCTTGCAGGCAATCCGAAACTGCGAGGACCATGTTGCTGATATCCTCTGGAAATCGACACAGAAAATAATTGCCGCAAGTAAGCGATACAGAGGCGCGGGCAGGCTCACAAACGAGTCAGCCCTGCTCTCTTACGCCAAGAATGTTACTGCTGAGGCAGAGGAGAGTATCAACAGCTACATCTCTGCTTATTCTAAGGCTTCATGCAAGATTCTCGGGATTGACAGCGAGAACATCGAATCGTTTCTCGTCAGCGACATCTACGGAAAGACGACATCTGAAAGAAACGCTGTCTATCTCGGAAACTTTGCGGAAGACATCGTGAGAATGATTAAGGCAGGAACTCTGATGGGATATTCAGAACAGCAGCTCCTGTCTTCCATCCGCACAGGCTACAAGGACCCATATCACGCATCAGTCATCACCAAAGCGAAGAGAAAGGATATTAACATCGATGTTCCTTCTTATGGAAAAGGTTACTACAAGAACGCCTATCAGAATATCGTAAGAAACGCTTCTCAAGTGATTGCTTTAGCGTGGGGACAGGCAGAGCAGGAGTATGGGCAGGAGAATAAGGCTATCGGATTCTATGTCAAGAGAGGAAGCGACTTCCCGTGCTTGATTTGTCAAAACGAAGCCGATGCCGGACTCCATTCTTTCAAAGATCCATACCCACCATTCCATGTTTCGTGTCAATGTTTTACGGTATTTGCATTCAAGGATAATAAAAAGAAATAAGATTATGATTGAAGAAACAAAAGGATACACGTTATCCGTCGATACGTACAAGAAAGCGAAGGCTCTTAAGATGAAAGACCCTCGCTATTACATCTACGCCAGCCTCCGTGGTTCAGGTATGTCTGTTCGTGACAGCTGGGCCATCGCATTTCAGGGAGAAGGAATAGGTGTGTGGGAGAAATCCTTCCTCGAAAACGAGATGAACTTGCTTGAAGCCCAAGAGTCCGTTCAGAAGAGAATCGCAGAGGTGCAGGGCAAGAAAGTGAAGAATGAGAATAGCGACGAACTCACCCAGGAGGAGCTTATTAAGGCTACCTCAAAGGAAGAGATTCTTAGAAACCTCGTTATCGCTCAGCGAAAGCAGAAATTTGGCTCTCCAGAGTGGCAAAAGACGACAGCCATGATAGCAGACTATTCTAAGATTAAGCAGGACGAGATTGATACGGAAAACAATGTGGTCCATTACTACATTCCTCTGTCGATGCCACGATGCTGCGAGGACTGCATTATCTTTAAAAATGGCCAGGCGACATTCCAAAAGAAGAAGAAATAGTTAAATTCGTGTTAAAGTAACTTTGTTTTACTAGGATTTCAGCAAAACAGATTACCTTTGCAAACAGTCTTATGTTTACAGATTCTTTCTGTGAATCATAATTCGAAATTTTGGTTAATAAGAGGGGCAGTGTCTTCACAGATGCTGCCCCTCGCTTTTATATATAAGTTAGAAGAAAAAATGTAAATTCAATCAGGGATACTTCTCTCCGGTGATGAGTTCAAGCGCAATTCGCACCTGATCTTCAAGCATATCGTCATTAAACGTAGGAAGAACTCCGTATGATGGCAGTTTCTTCGTCTCTGCGGCCTCCAAAATAAACTGGAGTGCCTGTACTAGGGAAGTATGGTCTTGAACGACCTCAAGCAATTTATCGCTCATCCTTGCCTCCTTCCTTCTTAATCTGCTCTGCCATCTCAAGAATAGTCTCGGCGTGCTTATCGCGGTCGATGACTTCCTGTACGGCATCATCGCTCTCCTTGCGAAGCTGCTCTTCTGTCTTACCCTCGTCGGCAGCAGCATTCAGTCTCGCAGCCTCACGAGCAAGGTATTCGTCACGGAGCTTCAGCTTACCTGCCGTGTATTCTGCATCGCCAGGCAACGATGTATCCGCATACATAAGCTGGGCAAATGCCTCGATGATGTTTCCATTATCCTTGGAGAACTCGTAATGGTCTCCTACAGCCACAGGAACACATTCATCGAGCGCAGCGTACATTGATGTACCGATAGAGTACTCGATTCCCCATGTGCCGGCAATGTTCGCAATCTTGATGAAAGGCAGCGAGCCTCTCTGTAAATGCTTCTTGATCTCAGCAGGGATATCCTCTCTGAGTGAAGCAACTTCTTTCTTAGACAAGCTCTTACTGAACTTCAGTACAGTGAAGTGTCTTGTCTTGATAGTCTTTCCAAATGGTAATGCCATGATAACAATATTTTAAAGTTCAACTTTTATTTCCTTATACTCGAAATCTGTGCAAGAAGGATTCTCTTCTGAAGCAAACTTCTTCTCGGTAGGGTGGCAACACTTGCCTTCCTTAAAGAAGAAACAATCCTTGCACGTATATACCAGCGGAATAATGTCTCCGCAAGCATCATCGTCAGGGTTTACGTATGTATATGAGTTTTTACCCATGCAATATGGGAACTCAAAATCTTCATCATTCATCAATACGCAATCCTTACAAGTATATTCAGTCTGTTCCATGCTCCTTACGTTTTTGATATTCCATCAATGTCAAAATACAATAGTTAGCGCAGTCAAGAAGAGCATCTTCCAATGGCTCATTAGCAACTTGCGCTTCATTGTCCTTCAACGTCTTGATACGATTCACTTTCTCTCGTATCTTTCCGTAGCCGTAGTTGATACCAAGCTCATCATACATTTCGGAAAAAGCATTCCCATAATCACGATTTTTCTTGATGTATGTATCATGCAAGTTATTGAGAATATTTCCATGCATTTCAATGTCGGAATTTATATCTATTTTATGATTATCGGCAACTGGTGCTACTATATCGAACTTTGTACCAAACATCATAATATCTTTCTCGCGAAAATGAGCGAAATACTTGTAATCTGTGCTAACAGATGTACATATATAAACATCAGCATCCTTTCTCTCGGCATTGAACAGAATAGGGGTGTTGCCGTCCTGAATACCTATCGGGTCAAAATTGCATTTTAAGCAATCATTTCGTGTGATGTAAAATCGCAGCCCAACCTTAATATCTTCTTTCTTAATCATAATCTTTATTTTTAATTATGTCTATAATATCCTGCTCTTTAATTTTTAGAAAGTTGAAGAAATTGATTTTCTTGACACTTCTTACGCGGTGAAATTTGCTCAAATCAGCTCCGTAACAGTCTATTGATAGAGTTACTACTTGATCTACGTAGTTTTCGTCTGGAGCTTTGAATGATGCCAAGAACCGCGTGTTCTCAACGTTGATTTCTTCAACCATTCCGCAAACCATACCATCATATTGAAAGACCTTATTTGCGAATTTTCTCTTTTCCTGGCCTTTGAGGTTTTTGATAAAATATGATGCGGGTGCGATAAACAAATTTCCTTTATAACATTTCATAAGCTATTTATTTTTGTAAAATTCTATTATTGTATACACAAGAACCGCAATATATACGGCAAGTAACACATATAGAGGGATAACCGTTCCACCTCCGTAATGAGGTTTCGGTTGTGCTATTGGAACGTATGGGATGTATGTAATCATACGCTATTCTCCTTTTGTATGCACGTAGCCACAGATGCCGACGTACATGATGTATTTTAAGTATTTAAACATTTTTCCAAAAATCTACTATATGGAGGAAAATTCTCCGCAAACAACAAATCCAAACCAAGAATGTCCTTATGGTTTTTCTTCACTTCTTCTTTGCTAATTAGTTTCATCATTCTCAATCTCAATAAAATCTCCAATACCCAAACGAGCCTTGTTGATGCAAGACGCAATCCAACCTATCAGATAGGCAGAAGGCTCGCCTCCGTGCTCCATACCAATAGCACCCTCGATGGCATCGCAGGCGTGAGAAGCTTCATGGCAACAAACTCCCATCCTCATAGAATTCTTGCTTGCAAAATTAATAAATGAACAAAGCTTCTTATTCGCTTTTTCCCTAACGTTATCGTAGGTTATTGCGTCAGCATTAGAGAAATCAACCCTCAAAAACCCACCATTTCTACCTTCAAAACACTTGTTAGCGTCCTCTTGGTTCATACCAATAGCGACACACAACCTCCTTGGATAGATAACAGGGTCGTATTCGTAATATCCTTTCTTCTTCATATTCTCAACTATTTCTGTTTTGATACAATCTCGATGGCAGACAATAATGTCTTCTCGCTGATACCTTTTCCACTACCAACACCATCTTTCTCTATTCTTTCAAGAGATTTCTCAATAGAGCAAAAATCATCCTGAGAATTACTCATAAAACAATCAAGTTCTTCACTTACACTACTGATACAATCGTTGTTTTTTTTTAACAATAGCTTCAAGACGACCGAAACACTTGTCGATATAATCCTTCAACCTTTCTTCATGCTCTATGATAGTTGCAGAGTTTGAGATTTTCCAATCCCCCCAGTAATTATCTACGCGTGCGTAATAATCACCTTTTTCATCGCTGTGTTTTTTGCCAGATACGACTCTTAACGCAACGAAATTTTCTCCATCCATTACCGCATACACTCCTTCTCCAAATGGATATAGTTCGACTTTTTCTGCATCCTCCCTAGTTTCGTTTTCTTTGTATGCGACCTTTCCTAAAACGCTAACTCTAATTTCCATATCTCAACTATTTATTATGTAATCTACCAATATGCCACTTTGAACAAACCTTGCATAAGTAAGGATGCCAACCAAGTGCCTTTAATTTCGGATTTTGATTCAGAAACTCCCAAGCATCATCCTCAGTCTCGTATGCAACCTTCGCCTTCCAGGAATGAACCTTCTTAGTCCAATGCTCAGGGTCCGGCTTAAACGGAGGTACTTTATTAGGATTGTGATGTCTTCTCATAGGCACTTGAATGAAACACTGTTCAACGTTCTGTTCACCGCAATCTCCTTCTCGTTACACATGGTCCTCATGCACTCCATGGCATCATCGCGGACAGCAATCATAATCTCCTGCATCGAAGCGGTGGCCGGAACAATATTCCCGTCAGCCTTCTTCTTCGTGATACAGGAGATAATCTCCTTGATATATTCCTTGTCTATCATAGAAATCTGTTTTATAACCGTTAATCATCAGGCTGAATGAAGCTCTCCGGCTGCTTGATATCCTCCTCACCACGCAATTTATTCTTCACGTCATTTATGAGAACTTCCTGCTTCAGGTCAATCATCTGCGCGCCGTACACCTGATACGTCATTCCGTCCTGAGACCTCTTCTTGAAGAAGCCGTACTTGTCGCTCATATCACGCCCGAACTTCTGAATCGTAGGGATATCCTTCTCCTCGACATCGTTGGCCTTGCAGAACTCGACGAACCTCTCGTACATCTCCTTGGCAAGCATGCACTCCGAAATCTCGCCCCTCGCCTCCCGACTGCACCTCATATCATACGCCCTTATCCAGGCATATATAGGATTACTTCCTAGAAGAGAGATGAGCAGCTGCCTTCTGCTGCCCTCCGCTGCCGGGAACCTGTACTTCCTGCTCCTCAGCTCCATCGCGCCACGGAATATCCAGTTGAACACTCCGCTCAGCTCCTCACGGATGATCTTGTTCGCCAGCTCCGGGTCCTGCCTCTCCTTTGGTATGGTCACGTCGAAGCTCACGTACTGCAAGCGCCTGATGAATCCGAGCGAAGCATCGTCTGGGAACGGAAGTTCATTGAGGTTGAAGATGAGGTAGGGGATTGAGTTCCCCTCCAGGATATCCCTGCCGAGCTTTCTCATCGGGACAGGCTCGCCGCTCACGAGTCTCTTGAACATTCCGGTGTTCTTCTTTCCGAACTTCTTCGGATCAGAATCGGAAGACCAGTTGAAGATGGCGTTCCTGATAGGATACCTTCCCCTCATTCCCTCGTCACCGTCGGCAGTGAGGTCGGCGTAGTCCATCTTGCTTATCCTGTCCTTGCCGAATATGTTGCAGGCAACGTCGAAGATGACACTCTTTCCGTTGGCTCCCGTACCTATAAGGAGAAGACAGAGCTCAATCTTCGATGATTCCTTCCCCTCGTACGGATTGTATGCAGTACCTCTCTGTATGAGACCGAGGCCGAGGAACATCTGGAGGATCATCCTCGACGTCCTGTCCGGAAGGACCTCCTTGATGAAGTTCATCCACCTGTCACACTTCGCCTTCGGATTGTAGTCGTATGGGTGGTAGTATGTGACATGGTATTCGGGAGAGAACGGCATCACGTTCGGATACTTCAGACCGCTACCGAAGTCAACAACTCCGTTGGCGAATGCAACGATGTCGAAGGTAGGTCTCAGTATGTTGTAGCACTCTATCACCTCCATGAACGACTTGTTCATCACCGTACTTATGCCTAGCATCGGAGCCATGGCCAGGTCGAGGAGCAACAGCTGGTAAGCCTGCTCAAGGACTATCTTCGGAACTGCTTCGTATATCTTGCCGTTGAACATGTAGTAAGCACCGTTGTAGTACTTCACCGGAGCCTTCTTCGCCAGACGTCTCATTGACCTGATGAAATTAGACTTCAGCTTGTTGTACTTCTCAGAGTTCGCCTTACCCCAGTCCTGACAACGGAGCTCTTCGAAGCCGTACTCGTCATGCCTCGAAAGGTCAAGCAGCTGAGCGTGCAACGTGTCTATAGCAATACCATTTTCCATTTATGTACAATAATAATATTAATTTTCCGTTATTGTGTAGGATTACCCCCGATAAACAGGGGCTTTCTGACGGATAACACGTGTCAGCTCGTCCTTACAACATGTCGACTATAAAATATCGACAATACAAAGATAAGGAAAATATCCTGAATATACGCTAAAACACTAGTATATAAAGGGTATAAATATACATTTTGGATATACATGAAATGAATATTAGATATACATTTATGGTTTTGCTCACCAATGTAGAAGTTGATGTCGTCAAATGTTAAAAATAGGCAAATGAATGAATATGCATAAATATGTTTTCGGTAGCAAAAGTAATTAAACCTTACAAGTAGGTTGAAAAATCGGAAGAAAAAATTTTTAGATGAGGTGACTACTGCGCTGATTTATAGCTATATAAGGGGTGTGGGGTCTACAATAAAAATATCGTACAAATTATGTTAGTTTACACTATATAAACCATCGTGAAACAGTCATTTTTGCACTTTTTAACATTTGTTGGTTTATATAGTTTATAAATTATTGTAACTCCTTAAATATCAGTCACTTATAACGTATTTTAATTCCTTATTCTCGTATAATTATACACCGTGAAACACAAAAGATTATTACATATTACTTGACCCAATAAATCTTTACCATATTTATGCATGTATAATTATTCACTGTTTAACACACTAAATATATTTTAACCAAAATAGTAAATAAGTATTACATATATGGTTAAAATTATATATCATTAACTGACACTTTGACAGTCGCAACTATCTGATTATTAACTAGTTACGCATCTGTAAAGATTAATGTTTATTAAGTTAAATATTTAACAAATACTGCCACATTGATTTTATAACTAGCTGATAATTAACTACTTAAATGTATGACACGGTGTCATGTATGTTAAATTAATTAAATCTTAACAAATAGTGCCATTCTTTGTAATTGTTTCAAAACATATAACTAACTGATAATAAGATACTTACAATATGTTAAATGCAATTTTATGCTATTTTTAAACTGGTTGTTTGGCATTCCGTTTGCTATTATATAGGTAACAAGGGATTTTCCTTGTAAACCATTTAAACAAATAAGTATATGAAAGAAGATTTAACCGTAAAAGGCGCTCAAGGTTACGAGCATACCAGTACAAAGGTAGCTAGTTATGTAAGCGAGTGCAAAGGTAGTGCTACATTGGCACAATGTTTAGAAGTGCTTAATAGTTACCGCAAAAAACTCTTAAGCGAGTGCACCGATAAAGAAGTAGTAGAGGCTAAAAAAGCCCTTGAAACTGCACGCGCTAACTACAATAAGTTAGCCACAAAGTACGTACTTTCAGATACGGACTACTGCAACCTACAAACGGAAGTAGTAAGAAGTGCGGTATCTGAATATGCAAAAAAGCATAAAGTTCCAAACTTCTTCGCTTGGTTTGACAATAACAACAAAGACATACAAACTACAATTATTGATAGTTTACAGCGTTTGGGCAGTAAGTTATGTGCTTTGCATCAAGCATTTGCAAGCGGTCACAAGGTAGCAAAGAAGAAGAGTGAAACAATTACCGATTTGCAGAAACAAATTGCAGATTTACAGGCTAAATTGGCAGCTGCACAGAAGTAAGTAACAAGATAGGTAGCTAGAAACTACCTATCTTTTCCCCTACATTTTCCCCATTGGCTAGCTAGTAGTTAGCCAGTGGGAAATTTACACCGTACAAATCCTGTGCGGTGCGGGTCGTCGTACCCTTATTTTTCCTATCACGTTTAGGCGTACAATTGTGGGTCAGTGCCGCATAAGGGAACAAAACGAAGATTTTGGTATTATTCCAGAGAGAGAGAATTTATTCTCCCTCAGGGGATTTATTATCAAAATTTCAGAGAGCTATCCGGCAAACGAATCTGTAGTGATACAGAAAGGCGGGCGAGAAATCCCGTCGAGGGTAGCGAGAGAGCACAGAGCCACCACGATACCGAATGAGATGAGGCACGTGGAAAGAGCAAGAGCCGTAGCTGTGCAGTTGTCGAGCGAGATGACGGACGGATAAATCATAATTCATATTCTACCGGTTTGGAATTGTCCGGTCGGGCTGGTTACCCGAGAATCAATTGTGTGTGCAATCACGATTTGCAGCGTATCAAGGCGCACACTATCCACGCTGACTGAAAGCGGTTGCTTGTCATCCGTGCGAGATTTATCTCCTCAGAAATAAACAAGCTGCTGGCAGAAGCATAAAATCTGTAGGGTGTGAGCCACGTAGTTAAGACGATAAAGATAAAACGTGGTGCAAAGATGCACATCCTGGCTAACGGGGCGGGGAGAAATCTCCGCTCTACAATTATGAACCATTTAAAAATTAGAATTATGAAAGAACAGATTTTGAAGAAGATAGGAAAGACGCTTGTACGTATTAATGTAACAGACCAGAGTGCAGAGGATGCCTACGATGAACTCGTTAACAGCAGTCCTCGCTTGTTTGGTATGCTTTCCAGTATCTACAGACTGAATGATGAAGAAGAAAGATTCGCTTGGTCTGCCGGAATTCAGTAGCCTAAAATCTCCCTACATTTGTAGGGAACAATAACCAAAATATTAGAATTATGAGTACGATGAGAATAAAATGCCTCGATATGAAAGAGGTTGAGAGTATCATTGCAGATGCTCAGGAGATTTTGAGTCACGTAGAATTCGGGTCTTTGCAGAATGGTGTGCTTACATTATTCTGCGTGTTGTGAGCCTAAAATCCGTAGCCAGTACGAAAATTGTCGTGTGTGGCTACGGAACAATTACCAATAAAATTAGAATTATGACAGCGAGACAGATTATTTATTCAAGTACGATAATTGTGCTTGGATTTATTCAGAGTGTGCCGGCATTATTATGCTTGGCAAGTACGAATATTACCGTAATTCTGCTTGGAATATTTTGGGGAATTGTGCTTGGAATATTCTGGAGAAGTACGATAATTGGCAGGTGGTTCTTCAGGGAGCTGTGGAGATCTACGCTCCGCTTGGAGAATTTCACCCTGCCTGGAGTGTGAGAAATTTGGAAAGTACGATAATTGTGCTTGGAAACATTCAGCCTAAAAACTGCCCGATAGATTTGGGCAGTACGATAATATAACCAATTAAACAAAAGAATTATGGAAAAGTATATCGTAAGAAAGGGCGTGCTATCTGCTGCGCTCATGGTTATCGTAAGTTTCGTGTGTGGTTTCATTGCCATCGTAGGATTTGTGCTTGGAGATTTTCAAGCCGTTTTATATTCTGCGGTTCTTGAAATGTGCGGTCTGTTTATCATCAGTGTGATGATAGATGCCATCCAGCAGCAGATAGAGGATATCTGTGACTAGCCAAAACAGAGAGGAGTTTCCGCTCCTCTTTTCTATTAACCAAATTATTAGAGAAATATGGATAGAATATTAAAGCAAGATTTGAGCAAAAATGAGGTTATAGACCTCTTGCGTGGAATGGGCGCACAGGAAGTTGAGGGAAATTTCTCTGTACGTCGTGTCCTGATCAATACGCAGGCGTGTGACGTATTCGGTGGAGAACCTGAGGACTCTTATCCTCTCATCCCCGGTACGTACATGGCATTGTATTACAATAGTATTGCCGGAGACCCGTATCCGCTCTTTGAGAGAATATGTGAAAACATAATAAATGACGAGAACAAGAGCCAGACTCTCCTGAATGGCGATGGCATTATTATGATTTTCATGCTCAACAAGTACGAGTAGCCAAAAATGTGCTCAGGCATTTTCCTGGGCATACTATGTTAAACCATTTAAACGGAAGAATTATGTTAGATAAGAAATCACAGAAGAATTTTGAGCGTGCGCTTATGCATGAGATGGAGAAGATCAAGATTGCTGCACGCCAGTGGCACAACAACAATACAAGGGGTTACAGAGATTATCGTAGCAAGGAGGCTATCTCAAAGAGTTTCTCTGAGATTGCAGTATTGTGCATGAGCTGAAATGTGCGTGGCGATTGTCACGCATACTATTTACCAATATTTAAGAATTATGAACAAAACAGAGAACCCTAAATGGGAAGAGAAGAGCAGAGAATATCTGCGCGACAAGATTCTGCCTAGATTGCAGGAGATTCAGCGTGACATATTCGGCAAGGGTAAGGTTGGGCTGGAGATAGACGTAGAGCCTGAAGGCAAATACATCGTCTGCCATGCCTACACCATCATGTATGGTAAGGTTAGCAAATACCTTCACCTGCATCTCTCCTGCGTGCTTGACAGAGAAAAGCTGGAGTCTGAGTACAAGAGACTCACAGACTTCATCAAGGAGCATTCAGCCTAAATTTGTGCGTGGCAACAGTCACGCATACAATTATTCACCAAAAATTATAGATTATGATAGATGAAGAATACAAGGAGAATGTTGAGTACATACGTTCTACCATCCTGCCGCAGTTGCAGGAAATTCAGAGAGATTTGGCAGGGAATCTGCCTGGCGTAAATTTTAATGTCAGAATAGATGGAGATACCGGATCCGTCTCTGCGCATGCTTCGGTCTTTGATGATACGTGTAAAGTTACAGACAGTTGCACTGCAAATTTCTTTCATGTTGATAACAAGGAGGAAATTGACGATGAATACAATAAGCTTGCAGAATTTCTCAAGAAGTACCTAGCCTGAATTTGAGGGAGTTATTTCTCCCTCTCCTATAAACCAAAATGTAGAATTATGAGTAAATGGGTACAATTCTATCACAAGATTAATAAGTTTGACCTTGTAAACATGAGATTCACCGATGAGGTGAGCGTAGTGGAAATGGTGGGTATGGATTCTGTCATGCCTATCGACGGCAGATTGAGCCTGTCATCCATACGAACAGAGATACAGAAGAAAATCGAGAGCATGAAGAAAATCGAGAGTTTCGACCCTTGTGCATTCTCTATTCTCACCGGCAGTTCTATCCTGAATGCTTCAGAAAGTCCGGTGTACAATCTCTAGTCAGAACTGGGCAGTACGATAATGTGCTGCCTACTATTAACCAAAACAGAATATATTATGACAGCAGAAGAAAAGACTCAGCTAGAGAAGCTTGTAGAGAAGTATTTGAAAGAAGACGCGTACAAACCACGAGGATGGGGAGAGAGAGCCGCAAGGGATTTCCACAGTGCCTTAAATTGTGAGTGGCTTCAAACGTACAGCTTTAGACCAGACCCGGCGTAGTTATTTGCTACGCCTCCAATTATTAACCAAATCAAAATTAGAATTATGACAGACGGAGACAGAAGGTTCCTTGCCAGGCTCGTAGCGAGCCACAAGGCAGTTATCAGCGAGGAGTGTGCGAAAAAGAGACTCGATAAAAGTGAGTATTTTAGACGTACGGCACGAGTAGACAGAAAAGCTCAGGAAATCGAGCGTGCCTGTATGCGTCCTCGCAAATTCTAGCCAACATTCTGTGCGGTATATCTGCACAGAAACCATGTTAAACCATAAAAATGAGAATTATGAACGAAAGACAGGAAATTGCAGCTATCAGAACAGCTGCCGAGATGAGTGAGCAGAATATGAAATGGTATTCATATATATTGGATTCCATCCACTCCGACGACGTAGATGTCAGCGTCTTGAGCGACAAGATGAAAATCGAGTTCGCATTCAAGATGTTCCACGAGGAGATGGTAAAGAACGACAAGCGTAGATTATCACGTCTTAGTCTGCTTACAGACTGGCTCCAAGGGTTGTGTAGTACCGTAAACATAGCGTTTGCGGATTACGACATCAAGCAGATTGGAAAGTTATGGAAATGCCATGACCACAATTTTGTGGGAGACTGGTTCAAGAATATAGCAAAGAAGATGCTTGAGCTCGCCTATATCCTTGGAGTGAACACAGACAAGTATCTCTATTAAGCCAAAAATCCTGCGTGTAGACACGCAGGAACTATTAACCAAAATTAAACGAATATGAGAAAAAGAAACTACAAGACCATACGTGGTCTTATGAGACAGAAGTATCATGGATTTCTGTCTGTTGCAGATGTTGTTAGTTTGGATTATTACCACAAACATGGATGGTATCAGCCGTTCACTCTAACAGATGAGGCGTTGAGGGAGTTTACAGATGGTATCTGTGGCACTCTTAATATGAAAGACAAGGATACCATTTTTGACAACATAAGATTTGGCAGAGTTAAGAATTGCGGTATCCTGGAAAGAATTGGTGTTGAGTACTTACGCAGTGGTAAGTTGAGCTACACATACATGGCTGGTCAGGACTATCCGTCGGAAACTCGTTTGGTAAGAAAACTCCTGAGATGCAAGTAAGCCTAAAAAGGTGCGCCCATGTATGAGCGTGCCTTCTATTGTTTAACCAGATAAATTATTTGAATTATGGCAAATAAATTTCAGTACACGAACCAGAAGGAGCTGAGAAAGGCATTCTGGGAGTTTTGTGACGAGTGTGGTATCGACTACACTGGCAAGAAGACAAAGTTCAACCTTGACTTGAACATGACTTTCAATGACTGGAAGGACGGATTGCAGAAAGATGGTGTGATAAGCGACAAGCTTTGTTTCAGAGCTTGTCTGTATTAAGCCAAACCAATCCTCACTCCCACGGGTGGGGATTTCTATTAACCAAAAAGATTGAAATATGAAGAAAATTGAGATTACGAGAGCTGGCATGGGCGAGAAATGCCCATACCCGAAGTTCAGCAAATTACTGGCAAAAGGCTACATAATGTGCCATCGCTGCAAGTATTGTGCTGAAATTATCAGTGAGACAGAAATAATGTGTAACTTCAATTAATCTGTAAATTATGAGTGACTTAGAGAAAATTTTGAATGACGATTTGCTGAAGTGTGAAATCGTTGAGTCAGTAGAGAATGCAGCAAGACGCGTGGATCTCATCAAGTGGACGCATGACAATACATTCTCAGTAGCTGAGGTGAACAAGGATACTGGCAAACTAGAGGTTACAGATGTTCCAGAAACAGACGAGTTTGAAGCGCACAAATATTTCTACAGAAATTATGGCGACGCTATCTTGTTTGGCTAAAACTCCCCACATCATCGTGGGGAACCATTATGAACCATTAAACAGATGAATTATGGAAAAGAATATTTGGGAATATGTTATGAACAGCAAGGGTGAGGTTATCGAGAAAGTAGCCGATTATATCGGTGTTGAAAGCTTCGCCAAGGTTATCGAGAGCCTATATCGTGAGTGTCTTGAGAATTTCGATGACGCAGATGATTTAGAAGAATACATTGCCGATTTGTACGGAAAGAATATCCAGTCTATGGCATGGGATTTCACTCTTGAAGCAAACAGAGAGATGAAGAAATATCTCCATCTTCCTGACCAGCACATGAATGGTAATTTCGCTGATTTGTCTATGGATTATCCTAAGCACGTTACAGGTGTTTGGTGGGCATCAGACTACGATGGCGACGATTACTACGATTTGTATCCTCAGATGGTAGCCAGACTTGATGCCGCAGAGGACAGCGAACAGGCTAACGAGGATAGAGAATATCTTGAAGAGTGGTATTTCGAAGCCTTCGGTACATACAACATCAAGTACAATTTCTCGAACGAACTTGAAGAGATTCACTCTATGATGGAGGAAGCTTACGAGGAAGCCTAACAATATCCCCTAGCATGGGGATATTCAATGTTAAACCATTTAAATGATATTAGATATGAGTTACGAATTTGCAAAGAAGGAAATCGGTGATTACAGAATCACCATTTACCAGGATGAGGATGCCGAATGCCCTTGCACAGAATGGGATTTGGTGGGAGTTTACTTCTGGGACTATTCCGATTACGGATACAACAGGGGACTTTCTCGTGGTTGTAGCAGTGAAGTCGACGCTGAAAATGCAGAGGCTGCATTGAAGGATCTAGTTTGTAACTACGTGTCACAAAAGAAGATTATTGATTATATCAATAGTGAAAACGTCGACAATTACCGTATGCGCTATGACAAGAGTGACCGCATGTGGTATCTTGAAAGTCTGTACGAGGGTGAGTGGTATAACCACGAAGAGTTCTGCCCGAGCGACTTGAAGAGATTCGACTATAGAGAGGAACTTTGCGATATCCTCGAAGAGGACGATTTCACGTATCTTCTGCATGACTGCAAGGATATTGCATTCTACGAGTGGTCTTCTACTGGATACAACCAGGGAGATTATGTCAGCGGATATGCCTACTGCGACAAGAAGCGTTTCTCCAAGTATTGTGACACTAATACGAAAAACTGGAGAAAGCGAGTCTTGGACTTATTTGAGGATGAGACTAAGTGCATAGGTCTTTGGATGTGGGGAGATGTCAAGGGATTCGTCTTGGAGAAGAAAGTCCATTACAAGAAAGTCTTCACGGAAATAGGTCGTGAGCCGGAGGACGACTACGACTGGGAGCAGATTGATTCCTGCTGGGGAGAGTACTACGAGGACTCTGACGAACTGATTAAAGACGCTCTCGAAGAGAATGGAATCAAACTAAAAGAAACAGCCTAACAAGGGGAGCTTGCATGCTCCTCTTCCATTAACCAATTAAATATAATTATGGGAAAGATTACAATTTCACAGAAGGGAAGTAGAACTATCTACAGAGTGAACAGAAGAATCGTGTGCTATCGTGACGGGCACAAGTATTGTGTGGGCAAGCCTTCATCTGGCAGCACCCATATCGAGTTTGATGCCTTGTCCGAGAATATTGCACACGAGAGATGCATTGAGATTTGTGAGCGTAGAATCAATGCGGAGATGAAGTATCAGAATCCTGTCGCATACAACGCCCACAGAGTATTGAACGCATAGCTTAAAGATAGCCTTCGGGCTATCACTATAACCAATTAAACAAAGAGAATTATGACAAAAGAAGCAAAAAAGGTATTCGATAAGTTTTTCAAGATTCATCGTGACAACGTTGCAGGTAAGACTATCTGCTTTATCTCACGTGGAGAGTGGTCTGATCCTCAGATTGCGTACAAGGGATATCTTCTTAATTACTGGGATGTATTAGAGCTGGCGTGTCCTGAAGATGCGCCGGAAGATTACGAGCCAGATGAAACAGAATGGTATGACGCTTGCACGGATTCTCTATTCGGCTACACAGATTGCGGCTTAGAGCCTGACAAGTTTGAGCCATCAGACGCTATGAGCGTGACAGGTATCATTAATATCAAGAAGCCTTAAAAACGGAGGGAGCAATCCCTCTGACATTATTAACCAAATTATTAAAGATTATGAAGAGATATTACGTATCAGTCACAGAGCATTTGAACAAGGTAGTCAGCGTTGATGCTGAGAGTGAAAATGAAGCCGTACAGAAAGTGCAGGATGCCTATAATAATAGCGATATTATTCTTGACGCTGACAATTTCTCAGGTGAGGTTATCGAGATCGAACCAGATCAGGAGTACTGGAGAGAATCCGAAGAAGATGACAGCGTAGCACTCCAGCATATCGACTAGCCAAACGGGGAGAGCAATCTCCCTACCAATAACCAAAACATTATAGATATGAAATTAAAAATAGGAATGAAAGTGTATTGTGATATACATTCACAGTCAAAGGAGCATATTGTTACTCACATTTCAGAGGAAAGAGGATTCGCGGGGATTGACAACGAATACTGGTGGCCTATAGACCAGTGTTTTCCCTGTAATGAAATAACATTGCCTGAAAAGCGCAGCTAAGGACTGCGCACAATAACCAAAACATTACGATTATGACAAGAGAAATGCAGAAAGATTTAGAAAATAAGTATTTCCGTGAGTGCGGAGATAGGGCAGTAGCGGAGGAGATGGCCCAGATGGATTACGATGCGGACCAGGCATCATCCGATTATTACCCTCACTATGACGAAGGCTCCGGAGAATATTGGTTTTAGCTAAAAGGTGGCCATGTGTCACCACACAAACCAAAACAAGAAGAATTATGAATGAAGACAGAATCCTAGAGATGTTCTTTGAGAAAGCCAGATGGCAGTATGCTATTGAGAAAGGCTTATTCAAGGACATGAACAAAGCAGTAATGTATCAGCTTACGACACCCGAGGCTCGTCTGGCTATGTATCAGAGGATCAAGAGCGGCAATTACAAGATAATGCCGCCACACACAGCCAAGATTCCGAAAGACAACGGAGATTTCCGTACGGTCTATGTGAATGAGGCTGTGGACAGAATTCTCCTGAGCATAGCCAACGACCTCTTGTTTGAGCTGATGCCAGAGATGGTGCATCCACGCTGTACATCGTACCAGAAAGGTATCGGCTGCGGCCGTGTGGTGCAAGATGTGTCTCGGATAATATACTCGGCAGAGGGAAAAATCATCGGATGGAAAGGTGACTTCTCCAAGTACTTTGATTCTGTGCCCATTCGGTTCATCGACTGGGCATTTGACAAGGTAGAGGAGAAGCACGGAAAGTCTGCACTGATAGATGTCATTCGTGACTACTATCACACGGATATCTATTTTGATGAGGACAACAACCTCTGCGAGAAGTATCAGTCCCTCAAGCAGGGATGCTCTGTTGCTGCATGGCTGGCTGATGTCATTCTCTATCATCTTGACGACAAGCTATCTAAGCTTAACGGATATTACGTCCGCTATTCAGATGATACGCTGTTTGTCGGTGAAGACTATGAGAAAGCCATGGATATCATGAAGAGCGAGCTGGAGATGATGCAGATGACGCTCAACCCGAAGAAGGTTGAGTATCTTGACGCTAATCACTGGTTCAAGTTCCTCGGATATTCCATCAAGGGTAACAATATCTCCCTGTCGTCCACACGTATCAAGACTTTCCAAAAGGAGATTGAGAAGAGAACGATAAAGAAGCGTGACACCACGATGACGAAAGCCATCAATGCAGTAAACAGGTATCTCTACAAGGGGTATTGCGATTATTCCTGGGCTACTCAGGTTCTTCCGGTCATAAACGTGAAAGAGGACATCGACAAGCTCAATACCTTCGTCATGGACTGCATCCGTGCGGTCAAGACAGGTAAGAAGAAAGTCGGTGGACTCGGATACGTGAAGACTCAGAATGTCGGTTGTATAGACAGAGGCAGAGGGAGAAACGTGAAAGCCAACAGGGGTAAGACAGAGAGCGAAATCAAGGGGTATCTATCGATAGGTTGTGCTCAAAATGCCTTGCGAACGAGCAGGGCAGCGTACAACACATTGGTAAATACCCTGTAGATGAGCATCCTAGCGCAAGGATTTTGCCGGAATGAAGAAGAATGTTTTAAACATCCGGTCTCGCACGATCGCGGACCTATCTCTGAATCAGAGATGGTCCTGCGATCCTCTCCACCAGGATGCTATCAAACTGATAAAGCTATGCGCAGTATCTTCTGACCGGCATACTCTGTAACCGAGCACACGGACGTGAGAGAAGGACGGATAGATTCAGGCTAGGCCTCGAAAACATCATCCGATGGGACCGAGTTATCCAAGTTTACAACTTGAGACACCTCGGGCCCCTCGTATGACGCACAAGGCGTAGCTCATCAACGGAGTACAGAAATGTGCCAATCCGTATGACTTACACCGGTGGCGCACACCACCACTCCCTGGCGGATGGCAATGTTTAATACCACAGGTTCTCTTAACCAGAGTCGGTGATCCTGGATATTCGTGCTGTTTGCACTCGATCCTGGATCACCTATTCTGGCGAATCCTGTGCTGAAATCAGAATCATAAAGCATTGTGCCGAGCCATCGGTCAGGGAATTACCCAAGCACGAGGGTAGTCTTTAGAGGAGAGTGAATTTATGAGTGACTGTTGTACTCGCCGGCTAATGCTGGGAATCCCCAGCGTCATCCGGCGATTATAACAGCCCCAATCAAGCTGCTATAGCTACGTGCCACGCTCTCAGATAAAGACAACGTTATTGCCAAACGAGGTACACGAGGAGGAATTCTTTATGTCGCGATCTCTGTATCAACGCGATATGTCTGGTAATACCAGATATCTCGCGTATTGCAAGATCCCTCAATCGTCAAGATAGAGGAAGGCAACAGCCCTATGAGTGTACCTACAACAACCAAAGTGAATTGCATCACGACTTATCAAGAGTATGAGGTTTAATACCACGTGAGTGGAATACCGTCGTCGATGTCTATCGGTATCGACGACCGTATCCAAACACGTGGTCTAATCACGAACGTATATCCATGCAACATAATACATGAGATAAGTCTAGGTTATTGCGAGCCGAATGGTGCGCAAGGAGAATAGATTGTACAATACTGTTTCAATCATCCTGAGCATCCAGGTGATTACCTGGATCCGTCAGGACTCAGATACAGTATTAATCAAGACTTTATAGTTACGCAACAGATTCTCTGAGCGCACTCCTATTAACCAATATTTCAGAATTATGAACAGCAGATTATTAAAGAAGCTTGAGGAAATCAAGAAAGAGTACTTGGGATCCGTAGTTTGCATGGGCGAGATGCTTGATTCAGTAAGCGCAGACGGATTCTCTATCGAGGAGGCACACTGGCTGTATATGCGTGCGATGGAGTGGGCGAACGGAGATAAGTTCTATATCCACTTCGGGCACGAGGATAATGTACTGAGTAATGGTGAACTCGAAAAAGTCAATCTGATAGTGCTGGAATAAGCACTATCCCTATTAACCAACATTTCAAGAATTATGACATACGACGAGATTATTAATGCAGTTGAGAATGGTGCTAAGTTCACCATCAACTTCCAGAAGAGAACATGTAGAGTGAACGGCAAGGTAGTAATGTCCGAGGAAGACAAGCCGAAGGACACACCTTACCTTACACCCGAGGTTGTGTTTGTTGGCATCGAGCAGAGATACGCAGCGTACAAGCATTCTGTGCCGTCAGAACGCTCCGAATCACATCGCCGCTACTACTTCAAGGCTTTGCCAGAGAAAGAGCTCTCAGATGAAGATATGATGTACGGAGAGCGACGTGAGGTAGCGAGATGCAAGCTAGAGCTGTACGTACTGATTCAGCTGCTCAGAGGCAACCTCTTTTGGGATTGCTCGTGGGGAACGTGGTTCTGGCGTTCAAAGGAAGACAGAGACCTCGTTGTCCTCAGAGACTGGATTGAGCCAAACAAGGGTGGGGCGTAAGCCTCATCCACTAGAGTTAAATAATTTATTACAAACCAATTTAAATTTTATAGAATTATGAAGCAGATTGTAACAATCACAGGAGAAAACTTGAACATCGTAACAAAGAACGTAGAGGCTACAGCAGCTACCAAGAAGACCAAGGCGCAGATGCGTCTCGAAGCTCTTAAGGCAGCAGGCGTTGACGTAAGTAAGTACTTCCCTCTCGGTGACGACCAGCTTGTCAAGATTGAGAATGGTGCAGCGGTTCCTGTAGACATGGACGATGCGACCATCGATGCGGTAGGCAAGAAGATTGTCGAGGGTGGATACGTGAACAACTGGAAGCTGTTCCGTCGTTGGGTTATGTCTCAGATGTTCCACATGCTCAGACAGATGGATACAGACAAGCTCACGTTCAATGAGGTATTGCAGCGCAAGGGATACGAGTACCAGTGGCGCATGTTGGAGGACGAACTCTATGCTCAGGTAAAGATGTCTGAGCACGGAGACCTTGACAATGTCGGTTCTAGAAACCGATGGTTTAACGGCGACGTTGCCAGCGACATGGTTACTGACTACATCAGCAAGCTCCGCAAGTACGTGGATGACAATCTTATCTACAATGTCAAGAAAGACAAGGATGGGAACGAGAAGAAGACATACAAGCATACCTGCAAGGGTAATCCTTACGTTCGTCTTCAGAACAAGGATATCTTTGTCAGCGACTTAGAGAAAAAAGTCTACACACCTCTCAGAGAGATTGCTAACGAGATGGCGGCTGTCCCTACATACAAGGGACTCTATGATGCAGTTCACAAGTTCAACAAGAACCGCAAGCATCTCGAATGGAATACCAAGCAGGCTGATGCGTTCATTAACGCATACAAAGGTTCTGGTGCTTATTACACCATGCGTAACCTCATCATGTTCCACGGGGCAAGATTCCTGAAGGGCGGACGAAAGATGTCAGAAGCAGCATCCTTGAAGGAACTCGAATCTAAGGCTAAGTCTTATGATGCACAAGGCTGGAGAATGCTCGGTGTTCTCAAGCAGCTCATCAAGGAGTCCGGTATCGATATCCAGGGCAAGATGGACGAGTGGAAGAAGAGTGATGACGACAAGAAGTAATCATCAGTAAGACGCAAGGTTCGCCGCCTGAAGAATGGTGGCCCGGCAGTAATTTACAAGAGCTTCTGCAACGAGAGGATCTCCTCCAGTTACTACTGGAGGTAATCCTTCGAGCTAAAGCTCTCCAGATCAAACTACTAAAGCAAGGCGCCAGCCGGGAGCCATTCTAGCCAAAAGTCGGTTACTGATTCGGTAACCGATTCTATGTCTAACCAATAAAATTAAGGATTATGAAAGAGATCAAAGAGAAGATTGATGTGAATTCGCTTGTTCCTGCACCCCTAGACAACAAGAATGTCATGCTTGACTGGTGGGAAGAGAACATGTTCGATGACGAGAACTATTCATTCTCCGGGAATACATACCTCGGATTCATTGCCGGTGTTCCGGTAATGGCCACCGTCAATAGCAATGTTGTCGAGCTGAAATGCATCCCGCAACCCTACTGTAGCACGGATAAGCTTGATGATTTCGGAAATGCAGTCATAAAAAACTTGACTGAAGACGAATGTCACCTAACGACCTACATGGTTCCGGCGTACAAGCAGTACATAGATGACGAGAGTGAGGGAGACGCAAAATTACTAATATCGTTCTCCATCTACGAAGATGAAGCTACGATTTCATTCCACTGGAATGTACCGAAAGATTAGCCAAAAGGTCAGTCGTTAACAGCGGCTGACTCCTTATCATAACTAGATTTTGTTTAAATGGTTCAAGCCGGTCTGTCGTGAGACACGCCGGTTTTTTGTTCCCCAAGTTTAACCAAATTAAGTTTTTAGAATTATGAGCAGAAATTACTGGACATTAGGTAAGAAAGGTATGGAGAATCGTCTGACAAAGGTACAGGCAGCTTATGAGAATGCAGTGGAGAACGTTAGCGACTTGCATGTCAAAATCAGTGAGGGCAACAACAAGTTGGGAGCAATCCCATCTGTATCGCTTATCCCTGTAATGGATTGCGGTAACTGCGCAATCTGTGCGAAGAGCTGCTATGACCTCCGCAACGATATGATTTACAAGGAGGTTATCAAGACGAGAGCAATCAACTCCGCAATCTACCACGAGGATCCAGAGCGATACTTCAAGGAGATTGACGGGTATCTCGACTACCGCTTCCCTAGAGCATTCAGATTCCACATCGGCGGTGACATCCAAAATAAATGGTATCTTGACAAGATGTGCGAGATTGCTCGCAAACATAAGGATACCAAGTTCCTGGCGTTCACCAAGATGTTCGATGTGTGCAACGAGTACCTCGATGAGGGTAACGTCATTCCGGAGAACATGCATATCCTCTTCAGTGGATGGCTTGGCCTCAAGATGGACAACCGTCACGGATTCCCGGAGGCACATCCTATCTTTGAGAGTGAGACATCAGCACCGGAAGGAACGTTGCTCTGTACCGGAAACTGCACAGAGTGCCTGAAGGAAGACAGATTATGTTGGTCCATCGGCAAGGGCCAGGCGGTAGGATTCCTTGCACACTAGCCAAAAGCCCTCTTCGGAGGGTACTATGTCTAACCATTTAAAATTTTGTGAATTATGGCAGTAGCAAGAATCGTTAACGTTAATGATATCTTAAAAGCAAAGGGCTTGAAGCCGAAGGTGTTCAATCTGAACATATTCTGTAGTGCTGTATCAGATTTCTTTTTGACACATGAACCAAAGGAAACAATTTTGCTTGTTCCGAAGAGATTCCTAGACATGGAGAATCCACCAGAGGGAGACTTCATCGAAATGCTGGACGTAAGCATCTGGGAGAAGAAGGCGGAAGATCCCGACGATCCATTCGACTTCATCGACTATCAGTTGATGGTACGGAACAAGATGATGAGACCGATAATCTTTGTCAACGAGCCTTTTCTTACGGAAGCCGCACTCTCCCTGAGAAACATCTGCGGATATTCCGTCACGGGCAGAACACGAAAGAAAAAGAAGGAATACATCGTGTCTCTGCCGGTGTAAAGCCAAACAAGGCGTGGAACACTCTGTTTCACGCTTCTAGTATTAACCAATTTAAATAGAATGATTATGGAAATAGTAGATGTGAATGTGAGCAAGTTTGACAAGTATGACATGGAGGATGAGTACTACTTCGAGCCTCTGTGGGAGAAGATGTTCGATGAGGGTCTTTATACGGACAACTACAACAACGAGGCGGTCGGTTTCATCTTTTCAAACGCTTGTCATGCAGAGGTCTATGGCAACGCAATGGTTGTCAGATGGATAAAAGATAGTGCAAACAAGACTCGCTTGGCCATGGTGGCAAACGACCTGGTAAATAACCTCATGGGCACAGAGAAAAATAAGATCATCACCGAGGAAAACAACGGAACCACACTCCTTACTGACGATGGCATATATCTTGACATCTTTGTCAATTTCGAGATGCGTTACATACAGATTCTCGCTTACACGGAAGCCTAAAAAGCCCTCTTCGGAGGGTGCAATGTTTTACCAATTAAAATTAAAGATATGAATGATTTTTTGAAATTAGCAGAGAATTTAGGATGGAGTTATAATGTTGACGATACACCTAACGAAAGAGGTGAGGTTTGCGTCGAGTTAGAGAAGTATTCCCCACAAGGCCAAGATTTCATCGCCACAATTTGGTTCGAGAATGGCAATAAGTCTGACTTCATGGATAAGTTGTACCAATATTATAGCGACTTCGATCCTGACGAGGAAGCCAGCAAATGGATTGGCGAGGATGGACATGGTGTTAACGGCGCGCCATACAAATTATCGGATATTTTGCAAGATATGGAGGATTGCAAGGATATGCTACTAGATTTATGGCACGAGTATTTTTACGATGAGTACCCAGGAAATCGTCCAAATGAGACCGACGAAGGGAAGCGACTCGCAGGAGAAATCGAGGAGAAATCCGGAAAGCATTACCACTCGTGCTCTCTACAGAATTATCCGAGCGGTAAGTACGGTGTTATCATTGATGGCTGCCAGAAGTTTCTATCGGAATGCAAGGAAGAGACATTAGCCTATATGAAAGGCGTGCTTACGGGCCTTGATATCGAAAGAAAAGACTAAGCCAAACAAGCCTGCCGGAAACGGCGGGCATCAAGTTAAACCAAAATGTTAAGATTATGGATAAAAAAGAATTGAAAGACAAGATTGACGAGTTGCGTTCAACTGCAAAGATGGAGCTTGCATGCACCATCCGTGAGATCATGAGAGAGCACAATGTGCAGAAGAAAGAACTTGGCTGGCCTGTAGTTGTCAACAATAGCAGTCTTGTAGATATCGTAGAGGTAGGTAGTGGTGATACCGACATCCCGGTTTTCGTCATAAATGTCGGTGTTGGCTACTACAAAGAGCCTCACAAGGTAAGTGCATTGGACGATAGCGTATCGGTCGAGCTACTCGCTGATATTGCGACCGGGTTGAACAACGAACTGAGTGGATACGTCAACACTTATGTGGCAAAGTACAGATTCCTCTATGAAGACGGAACTACTGCTGACATGGATGAGCCTTATGTATTCCTTGCAGAATCAGAAAGAGATGCCGAAGATAAGGCAGATGACTACGCGAGCGTATGGAATGAATGGAATGAAGATACGATAGAACTCGTGTCAGTCGAGAAGCAGACTGCTTCGGAAGGTTAAATTAGCGTTAAAAACGGCAAAGGTGATGGTTTATATTATAAACTTTGTTACCTTTGCACTATAAACCAAAAAGTTAGAATTATGACAGAAGAATTAAGAATCAAGACAAGAGACTGGGAACGGCTGTTAAGCCCTGTTCAGCAGGAGAAGTACAAGCTCGCTATCAAGCAGGGCTGGTTCGCCGACTATCACGACAACGCGTGGAGGCACAACACCTTCTACGGTGCTTATATTTGGAAGTATCCGAAGTTCATCAAGGTCGTGAGAATGTTCGATGAGCTGTTGGGCCACAAGCCATTGTGGGAAGACATCACTGACGACAACCTCCGTGACCTCTTTGAGAAAATCAAGGAGAACTATGCTCCCAACTCCGCAAAGACCGTATGCGCCACCATCAAGGCGGTGATACGTGAGAACGATGCTACGAAAGAGATTAACAGCCCGACGTTCGGAAAGATACTCAGAACGAAGGCTGTTCCTGTCCAGTCCGTCTATCTCTCGGATGAGGAGATAAACAGAATCATCAATTACAATCCAAGGGGACAGACGAAGAGATATGTTCAGCGCATGTTCCTCATGGAATGCCTCTGTGGAGCGCGCTACAGCGATTGTCAGAGGATAACCCCCGAGAACATCGATGATACCGGACACTTCCTCGTGTATGTAGCACAGAAGACCAAGACAGAGGTAAGGGTTCCTCTTCACAAGAAGCTCCGTCCGTTCCTGGTATGCGGCACTGGCGTTGAGCCTCTTCCTGGTGAAATCAGCGAGATGACATTCAACAGAACCCTTCGTGACATCTGCCGTGATTGCGGAATAGACGAGAACACGAAGGTGTTTCATGCAGGTAAGGAAGAGACCGGAAAGAAGTACCTCTTCATCTCTTCACACACCGGCAGACGTTCGTTCGCCACGAATCTCTCCAAGAAAGGCGTACCATTGGAACAGATTGCCGTCATGATGGGGCATACTAGTAACGGTAAGCCTAATATCCAGATGACGCAGCGGTACATCGTTGGTAAGACCGAGATTGACAGCAATACCCTGAGACTGTTCGGTGTATACGATAAGGATCTGGATGATGGTCTAGATGAGGACCAAGCTAAAACTGGAGATGGCCATTAGCCATCTCCTGCTATTGTTTAACCAATTAAATAACGAATATGGCAGAAGATAATAAAAAAGAACTCATCAATGAGTGCCAGGAAAAGTATGCCGAGCTTATAAAGCAGACGGTCATAAAGGCACTCACAGGCGAGATTTCTACGAACTCCGCTATGGTAAAGGAATTGGAGTCACAGAACTTCCAATACCACGAGGAGATGGACGAGTACGACGATACGGCGCCTGACCTTAACCCGGAGCTCATAGAAAACTTCAGGCAGGCAGAGAATACTGGCAAGAATGTTTCCGTTGAAGCGCAGGAATACCTTCTTGCCCTCGGCATGTGTGAGAAGATGTTCAACCAGAAGATATGGGTCAACGAAGATGGCCATATATGCGACGAAGACGGTAACAGACTTTCCGCTGATGGTGAGCATCGGGTATTCGATATCATCAAAGGTGGGAAATGATATACTTCTAGTTTTCATATACTAGATTTAGTTTAAATGGCTGTCCTCTCTTGCCCGTGAGGGTAGGAGGGGATTTTTTAAAACGGCCCCGATTAGCCAAAAATAGGGAGCTTCGGCTCCTGCAATTATTAACTTTAAAAAAATAAGAATTATGGCAAATTGGGCATCAACAAGCTACCGTATTGAAGGCAACCAGAAGGACCTTCAGGAGTTAAACAACCTTTGCAAGGCGTTTATGAACAAAGAGCGTACTGTAATGGAGGAAGGAGCGTCTGAGAACTGGGAAGGAAACATCATCTTGGCTCTTGGCGAGGAAATTGGTGACAGCTACATTCGTGGATTCATCCAGAATCTTGAGCTGTCAGATGGTCTCTTGAGCATCGAGGCAGAGGAGGCATGGGGAGCAACGGACTTCAATAAACTCCTCGAAAAACACTATGACGGCATGAAGGTGTACTTCATAGTGGAAGAGGAAATGTGTGAGGTCTATTCTACAAACGACGCAGAAGGCAAATACTTCAACTGTCGCTCTGTATTGACTTCGTATGTAGATGGAGAATATCACAGAGAAGAGTTTAAGAATAAAAATGAGGCTCTAAAGTATGCAGCAAAACTGCTCGGTCGTGATTCCGTCACGATACTTGAAGTTGGAAAGTGGAACATGGAGCACGAAGACAATAACGAATACATAAACATCAACGGGTTTGACCTCGTTGACTAACCAATTAAGCCCTACGCAACACGGTTAAGTCAATAAGATATGAGATTACAGAATTCAACAGGAGAAATCCTAGGAAGAAGAAAGGTGTATTATGTGACCATCTATTACGAAAGTAACGAGATGGTTGCGTTCCTCGGGAGTGAGCTGCATTACGTCTCATCAAGAGTCGATGCTGCACTGTTCGATACGGAAGTGGAAGCAGAAGAGCTGATGAAGAAGGCAGAAGCTAAAGGAACCTGCAACACGATATACAGATTTTCAAGAATGGTAGTATCGCGTGATACTCAGTATCAGGCTCAGGTTTGGAAGTTCTAGACCACAACTAGTCGCTTATCACTTAACAGATAGGCGGCTATTTTATTAAAAGTCACCACTAAATACACACCGAAAAACACAATCTTCTCTTAAAATATGTGAATGTAAATATTCTATACTTTAATGAATAGCGCAAAATATTGTTTTTACTCTAATTGAAACATCTAGCCAAATCAGCACTTTCGAGAGTTTTGTTTTTACTTTTTACTTGAATGAGCGGATTTTTGACACAAATCAGGCATTTGGAGGGTAAGAATAATCGTCGTACCTTTGCAGTGCTTGTTAGAAGTCACGCGCTAGCAAATAAATAAGTTTTATCTAGAAGTTGATTAGTTCAACTACAATGATATACCCTATCCAAAGTTTGGAGCGTGACCCAGACGGCGGATAGGGTTTTTCTTTACCCTATCTCAAAGTTTCAAGCAAAGACATACGAGGTTCAATCCGTGCAGTCCTCTTCGGAGTTATCGACCGATATATAAAACTGCTCTGTCAGGTAAGTTACATTATGGTTGTGTAAATCCCGCAACGTGTCACCTCACGACGGGTGCCCATATCAGAAATGAGAAAGCCAACCATAACGAGCAAAGCTCTGTGGGTATCAGAAGACTTGTGCTGGCTTTACAAGGAGTACGAACTACTATGGTATATTATATATATTGTAGTTGATAAAAATTAAGGTTCGGCTCGCTTGGCTATCCAATATTTCTTATGGGTATAGAGGTGTTATATACATAAACAAAATATTGGTATTATGAACAAGAAACTAAGATTGCTGGTGACTGCAAAGTGTCACAACAAGTGTCCTATGTGCTGCAACAACCAGTTCGACTTCGAGAAGATTCCGGTAGTTGACAGACTGG